GTTGACTGCTTCAATGTTGACTACCGGTTTCAATGCGCCGGCCTTGCTAATCTTCCAGTCAACCCCTTTGACGGTTGTCTCAAATACGTCAGTAAAGTCCGGGTGCTTGTAGGCAATAGCATAGAGAGGGTTGCCAGTTGTCTGCTGGCGACCGATGGTGTCCCAAAGATTGAGATCGTTGAGATAGATTACAAGTCCGTCGATGTAATATAACTTGCGCCACTCTTGGAATAGCTCCATAAGCATAGCGTCATCCAGTTCGTTGACGGTAATTGTCTTTCCGAGATATGGCTGATTAAAAACATCGCAAAGTTCGCGATACAATGCTTCGTATGTGCTGAAGTTACCAAGGTCGCCTTCGCCAATACCATATCTGAAGAATTGCAAGAACCTGATTTTGTCTGAAGCATCGTCACGGTTGATGAAGCCTGCGACTGTGTTGCGCGGTGAGCGATAAGGTTCGCCCGTAGCATCTGATACTTGGCCAACAAAGTTAGCTTCCCAGCTTGCCCTACTGAATACGAGCTCGCCAAAGGTAAACTCAGGCGATAATAGTTCGTTACCCCAAGGGTTCTTCCTGTCGAAGTTTCCTTTGAGATAATGCTGGGTACAAATCTGTCCTTCATTGTCAGCACCGCCACGAGAATATGTGGCACCGGTTCTTTCGTCGTGTAGCCAAGAGATGCCATCAAATTTAGGATTGATGACGAGTTTGGCGGTTTCAGGGAGTGCCAGCGACTTCATCCATTGTTTTACCTCATTCAAAGACTTCGCTTTGTTGAGAGATTTCATAGGGTGAGGTAGCTTGACTTTTCTACCTTTGCCTACTGTGGCAGGCTCTGCGTGCTTGAACCAATCATTTTCCGGATCAAGTGCTCTCAGCTCATCCACCTCTTTGTCATATTCCGCATCAGATATGACCGGGTTGCCGGCTCTGTATGCTTCGTTATGAGCTTTGATGGAGGCGAGTAGTTGGTCTATTTTATTGCTCATAATTAATGATAAGGGCGCACCAAAAGATGCGCCCATTTTAGAGTGAATATTAGTGAGTGCCTGTTGATTCAAAGCCGCCTTCTCCGCGAGTGGTATCGTCCAGTTCATCAACTACGGTGAAATCACCGCTGTAGTGAACTTCGATAACCATCTGGGCAATGCGAGTGCCGGCAGTTACCATAAATGGTTTCTTTTCGCAGCTCTTGACGATAACACCAACATTGCCGCGATAGTCTGCATCCAGTGTGCCTTGGATGACATCGGCGTTGAAACGCTTGGGAACTTTCTTGTAACCGGTCTCGGTAAGTTCGTGACCCTCGAAGCCTTTAGCTGCAAAGCCTGAGCGAGGACGGATGTGTCCTTCTTGATCAGCGCCGAGAGCGATGGAAATGTCAAGAGGAACAATATTACGACCGGGCTCTATGATTGTGTCGTTGGGAACGTACAGGTCATAGCCGGCAGAGAACTGTGTGCCTCTGGTAGGCACTTTAGCTCCGGGTGAGAGTAATTTGATATTCATTTTTTGCTGTTTTTAGATTGTTTATATTTCATTCCTTTTCGCGACATGCTGGTAGTAGGATAGTATGTGCGAGTTACGCCGCACATCTCATCATAATCTTCCAGTCGCAATGCTCCATAGTCATTATCCTCAATCTCCATGTCGTTGGCGAGAAATCTGAAGTATAGACCGCAACTGGATATGCAAGGTCCGACGCAAGCCTGATAGATTGAAGAATTTGATGTTTTGAAAGCTGTAGCCACAGCGGTTAGCGAGTGGAAATATCCCACTAAACGCTTGGATGGATTAAATACGAGGACCGGGCTACTGGTCTTGTTACTGAGACTCTTTTTCATAGTCACTTATCGCTGTTAAGACTTCGCTTGACAGACGGGTTCTCGCCGCCGACAGAAGGTATGTGTCTGATACAGCAACCCCGTGGGCAAAAAGTTCAAATACCCTGTCGCACATATATGCAAGGAAATCGGGTTCGACAAATGCTATGAACAGGAACACGAAAGTTCCATCAATTAGATAATGCCCTTCTTCATTGATTAAGCAAACCTGAGCATCGTCTATTTTGTAAGCGTCGCAAAGTGCTTTGATTTGATAGCGATACTGGTTAAAGAAGGACTTAATGGGCACTGATTCTGTCATCTTCGACAGATAGTATGTAGCGTCAAAGAACGATCGCCCGTCTTCGTTCTTACCAAAGAGCAGGTTAGCGAACTCAGGAAAGGATTGCTCTTTACATTTTAATTGGATTTCACCTTTCCCTGGCTGACCCAGCATTAGTTCTGGTCAAATTCGGATACCTTTCTCTTATGTTCGTCAAGGGGCCAATAGATTGCTTCAGCCTTGTCAAATTTGCAGTCGCGGATTACGAAATCCTGCATATTGCTCTTGAGATATTGCGAGATGCGGTTTGTAGCATCGGCGTTAGAGCGAGCAGGAACATAGAATACCTCGGTTGTTTGTTTTTCTTTGGCTGTTCTTTCATCAAGTGTTAGGAAGATGACTTTAACAGAGTAAAGACCTTCGCCTGAAGTTTCCTCCTCCTCAAAGTAGTTACAGCAGAAGCCTTTCAGCAGTTCATCTTGCTGAGACAGGATTTCGTTATACAACACATCCGAGATTTTCGTCTTAGTAATCTCGTAAGATACGCTACCGAACTGTGTCCGGTTAAGTGAAGAGATGATTTCGTGTACAAGCATCTCAGCTTCTGTATAGCTGGTAGCTAATACTAACTCTTCAATCTTCTTTTTGGCTAAAGAACCATTGGGCTCCTCAACCGTACATTCCGTTTTAATGCGGAAGTAACTAAAAGTTTTTTCTTCCATATTGGTGTGATTGGAGTTAAAATTAAATGATGATGCAAAGATAGGCAAAATTTTCAATAGTACAATAACGAAAACAGTCTTTTTGCATTAAAATATTTTATTCAATGCTGATTATCAACAATATAGAAGATTGAAATTTTTCTAAAACATTTAAGTTGACTAATCAATATCGGATAATTGCCGGTTCGTCATAAAACAAAAATGAGCGGCGAACTCTATTCTTCAGAAAGTAAACTCGCTAACAATGGCTAACGCAGAATTATCAGATAAAGAAATCTCTCAGTTGCTGGAAAGTACCTTTATGACCAGCAAAAAGAGCGTACAGGAATATGTACGGGAGATTGAGCGCCGATGCCGCTTTCAGTCTGCCTATAGGCACCTCCAGAACGGAACGGTGCTGGATGACCGTAGCCGCCTCATAGACATTTATGATGCCTGTGTGCAGCAAGACGCTCATCTACGTGGCGTACTGGAGACCCTGTTCTCTCAAATTGTGGGAGAACGATTTATGATGGCTAAGCAAAACGAGAAAGGCAAATATTCTAAGGACATTCCGGCGACCAAGAAAATCCAGAACACCGAGTTTCTGAAGATTATCTATGGTATTGCCGAGTCGAAGCTGTATGGATACACCGGTCTTGAGTTCTTGGTTGACCCAACTCTGGAACATAATGGACTGAAGGTGAACTTTGTTGAGCGCCGTAATATTCTTGCGGATCAACGTCGTATTGTTCAGCGACAAGGAATATGGATGCCTCAGTGGAATTTCGATGACCCGAAGTATGCCGACCATTATGTTCTTGTGAATAACGGTGACTTGGGTTTGTTCTCTGCTGTTGCTCCGCTAATATTAGCCAAGAAGTTTACATTTGCCAATTACGTCAACTTTTCTCACACCTATGGTCAGCCTATTATTCACGGCAAAACTGAGTCTGAGAACACCATTGACCGTAAGCGAATGGCAAATGATATAGCGAGTGCTGCCCAGAACAAAGTTATCGTAACCGGTCTGAATGACGAGGTGGATATTAAAACTTTCACGATGTCGAACTCAGAGCAAGTGTTCACCGGGCTTATTGCTATCGTTGATAAGGATGTATCAAACCTTATTCTTGGCTCTGAGTCAATCGCCGGCGCTACCCAGTCGTATGTCGGTGCTACTCGTGCGCATGAAAACATTTTCCGTGACCGTATCGAGGTGTACCGTGATTACATTGAACTGGTGATGAACGAAAGCATTGTGCCTCGCCTTGTCCGTCTTGGATATTTACCGGATGGCCTTGAGTTCAAATACGCTAAACGTATTGAGATGTCCGATGAAGACCGCATACGTTTGTTCCAGAACTTAACCGCTTCTTGGGAAATGGACCCCGAAACTATTGAGCAGGAGTTCGGCGTGAAAGTTAAACGTCAGCTGAATGTTATGGCTGAAGGTGCAGGTGGTGCTCCGTCCGGAGGTGGAGGCGGCGGTTATAGCAATAATACGACTCGCCATCTAACTGATGAGGAATATTTCAGACGTTACGGGCACGCTCGTAATACCAAAAATTTTCTTCGGGAGAGGGGGCAATAGGTCCAACCCTACTCTCCAATGTGATGGCATTACGACATCCAGACACAAGTGAGGACCGGCATGAAAAAGAGGTGGCAATATTGCTGGCTCTGTTCCATGATTTTGTCATTAGTGTTGCTAATCAGGAGAACGAATGGGATACGCTGGAAGACTTGATGGAAGCTCGTGCTGACATTATGATTAGACGAGCACTGGATGGCTTTGGCATTACGTTTGAAGATGCAATAAAGCTTATCCGTGAGGCTGAAGGACTTGACAGTGAACAGATTGCCCAACGAAATATTGTTATGGCGGCTGTTGATAACCTTGTTGATTTCTCAGTAGTCGCTGAATATCAGATGGCTGACGATATGGCTGAGCTGGAAGATGAGCTTAGTGATGAGGAGTCTGAAGATATGGATGATGACGATTGGAAGCTGTTTTTCCTGCCTGTGTTCAAGCGCTTCAACGACCAATATATGCGTACAGAAAATCAGGATGCAGAGTATTCAATGATTGTTGCTGCTTTTCTTGCAGCTGTCAGGGATGATACCGTTCTGATGTACATGACACAAGGCGATGAGCGTGTGCGCCCTTGGCACTTACAGTATGAGGGCTTCACGGCACCGAAATCTCGTTTCCCGGCTTGGTTGATACCTCCTATTGAATATCAGTGCCGTTGCTATTTGGTTGAGGATACTGCTTCAATAGACGGAAAGTCAAACCTTAGCTCGGTTCAGGCAATGGCTACTCCTGAGATGCCTGATTGGTTCAACCGCACATTTAAGGAGAGCGTCGCACTGGGTGGTCGAATTTTCTCAGATGAACATCCATACTTCCAAGTTGATGAGCGACATGTTGGTCGTCTCAATGCTATAGCTAAACGAATTAGAGCGAAATACTATGGCGAGAATCAATAGAGGTATTCCAATAACGCCTCAACAATGGATTACATCATGGGAGTTGCTTCCTCACCAGTTTGAATTGAATATCTGGAACTTTCAGGTATCCGTTGGTCGCTCTGCTGTGGAGATATTCCAGAAGTCGTTTGATATGAAACGCTTCAATACTTCTGGCAGCGTAGTTTGGAAGCATCGTCCTAAGCGTAACAAAGGTGGTTATACCGTCGGTGGCTTGATTGAGTCACATTCGTTGCGCAACTCTATTGTGTATGAGACTGAAACGTATAATCGCACAAGAGGCCGCGTCAAAGTTTTTACCGACCCATCAGCATTTAGCGGAACATATAGTCACAGAGGTTTCTGCTTTGCCGCAGTACATAACTCTGACGACTCATCCATACGAACCGGACGAGTGGCTAACATGCCGCAACGCCAGTTCATGCCAACTGAAAAGAAAGACTCATCTGTAATGAACGATAAGTTACGTGAGCTTGAAAGAATGATTTTTAGAACTTTCCCAGGCGTAGTTAGACGATGATAGTAGATAAAAAGCCAATTCAACCGTCCGAACCGGAAGAAGTCATAACCCCTGAAGTGTACGATGAAGTTCAAGAGGCTGTTGAAACCAACGCCATGATTGAAACGTACAAGGCGGTGAGAAAAATTCTGGAGTCTATTAAGGAAGACCCTAATGACCCGGACAGTCCACCATTGTTCAAGACTATCAAACTGGACAATGGTCAGTTAACTCGTATCAAACACGATGAATATAACAAAGAGTACGGTATCGTATTCCCAGCGGTGTTCATCCACTTTATCGACATTTATTACAATGTCGGCACTTCAAGTATTGCTGATGGCAAGGGTACAATGCGTATTCATTATGTGCTTAACAGGCTGAACAACAGTGATGACGAAGTTGAATGTGAAGGATTAGCAGTATATAAGCGAATTGTTGCTGCTATTGAGGCACAGAAAAGCTCGTTCCCAGCATTGGTGTATCGCTTCCAGCTGCAATACTGGGACCAACCATTGTCATTTGATGATGCTTTACAGCCTTATTGGATTGATTATCAGATTTGGTTCCAAGACTTCACCTCATACGCATACAAGAATTACAAGGATGTGTATGTCACCGTGCCGCCGTTTACCCAACCAAGCGACCAGAATGAAATTGCGAACCCTGACCATTCGCCTAATTTCGCTGAGCCTAAGTTTGAAGATGTTGTCGGTTTTGATAATATCACGGGGTGATTTCACCCAATTTAAATTACAATCCTCTATTCTTGGGAAAAGGTAAATCACAATGGACGTAGAAAATCTGAAATATGTAGTTGGTAGGGCTGAAACAGACAAGCCGGCTATTATACGCTTTTTCTCTTCCGTAGATGAATGTAGCGTCCAATGCTTCAATGATGAATTTTTGTGGCTGCAAGATTATATCAAGCCATCAAAAATTATCGTGATGATTAACTCGGAGGGCGGTTCAGTTCTTTACGGAATGAGCACATTCTCAATCATACGCTCTTGTCCTATTGAAGTTGATTGCGTAGTTGAGGGTATTGCTGCTTCGATGGCAAGCATCATTTGGGCAGCTGGTGACAATCTGTTCATGCACGATTATTCGTTGCTGATGATTCATAACCCCTTCAACGCTAAGAACATTGATAACGACCCGTCGCTCAAGCAGACCGTGGAGGCTTTCCGCTCTCAGCTTGAAACCATCTATACCAAACGCTTTGGCCTATCCAAAGAAAAAGTAGCTGCCATTATGAATGGCGAAGGTGAAGCTGACGGTACATTCTTCAGCGCGTCTGATGCGGTTAAGGCTGGTTTCCTCCCGGCTGAGAACGTTATCAAAACTTCAAAGAAGGTTCGTGACAAAGTAAAATGCGAGATGGAAGGTATCGTAGATACCGCTTCAATTAGAGACATCATGTCGGCTGTATCTGCCGAAGTGGATGAAAATAAACTTCTTGAAGACATCAGCGCTATTCGTAATCGAAAAGACAATTCACAAATCCAAGATCAAAATAAAATGGAAACTAACGAAAATGTAAATTTCGACGCCATTTCAGCACAACTTGGACTCGCGAAGGACACTCAGGCCGCAGCGATAGAAGCTCGTATTGCTGAGTTGATGAAGACAGAGGCAACCCTCAAGGAAACTCAGAGTGAGTTGACCGCTGTCAAAATTAAACTCGAAGGCAAGGAAGCAGAACTCGCAAACGTCAACAGTGAACTTAGTGAAGTCAAGGACGCTCTCAAGGCGTACAAGGACGCTGAGCAAGCTGCTCGCGAGGCCGAGATCGCTTCAGTCATTGAAGACGCTATCAAGGCAGGTAAAATTGAGGCTTCTGCAAAAGACGCTTGGGTGACGATGGCTAACGCCGACTTCGCTACTGTAAAAGCAACTCTTGCATCAATCCAGGCCCGTGAGGTAATCACGGCTACAATCGCATCTGATCCCGCTAACGTGGCTACTGTTGAGGAGACATTGAAAGATGTTGACGCTCAGGTAAAAGCAGCTATCAAGGAAAAGTTGGGTGACGTGCAGTTCGACAAATTTTAATTCCCCGTCACAATAACAATGGCTACTATTAATTTTGCCGGTAACACTTATGCGGGCGAGGTTCTTGAAGACCTCCTGGTATATACCGCGAAGGGGAACGAGACTTATGAGGCTGGTCTTGTTCATGTTAAGCCCGGTATTCAAAAACGTTACGTTTTGCCTCACATCCAACTGGGCTCTATCATCCAGGACAACAAGCCTACTCCTACTTCTGCGGATGGCGCTGCCAACGATGAGAGCGGATTTAACCAGTACAAACTCTCTGAGCGTTATTTGGACCCTCAAGACTTCATGGTCTATCTGGAGTTCAACCCTCGCGACTTCGAGGAATACTGGCGCTTTGCTCAGCCCACCGGACCTCTTGTATTCCGTGAACTCGATCCTGCTGTTCAGAAGACTATGCTTCGTCTGCTTCTCGACCGCAAAGATCAGTACATCAACGACTGTATCTGGTGTGGTAAGAAAGGCGGCGTAGATGCCAAAATCACTGTTCCTGAAGGTGCAACTGCTCTTGGTGGCGCTTCTGCTGCTGGCTTGATGAAGTACTTTGACGGTGCTCTCGCTCGTGTTCTTGCTAACCTCAAAGCTCAGGCTGTTGTTGCAGCTGGTGAGGCTTCTGCAATCACCGAGGACATTAAGAACGAGGTTGCTTCTGGTGAGGTAATTCTCGCAGGTGCTGACACTTTCACAACCGGTAAAGACGTTGAAGACGCACTTTACGCTATCTGGATGAAGACTCCGGCTCACGTCCGCAAATCTAACAAGCTCAAATTCGTTATGGGCTGGGATGTTTGGGACCTCTACGACCAGTACCTCACCTCGAAAGAGTACAAGTACGTTGAAAACCCCGACGTTAACCGTCGCACTTTCAAAGGCAAACAGATCATTGTAGTTGACGGTATCCCCGAATCTACAATCTTCTTCGGCAAGTTCTCTAACGACGCTGATTCTTGTCTCTGGATGGCAATCGACTACAGCACCGATGAGGAGTCTGTAAAGGTTGAACGTCTTCAGGCTAACTCCGAACTTTACTTCTTCCAAATGCGCATGAAGATGGACATCAACCTCGTGCGTCCGAGTGAGATTATCGTTTGGACTCCGTACAAGAACGCCTAACTCATTATCGCATAGTATCATCGACAAGAGGAGTGGAGGAATAACGAAACTCCGCTCCTCTTTTTAATTAAAACAATAGTAAACTTTATGGTAAGAAAAAATAAAGCAGCGGTTGAGGAAGAAGCCCCTGTAGTGAACACTGAGGAGACCACCGAGACCAAAGCCCCTCAAACAGAGGAAGCGCCGGTTGATACGCCAGCTGAGACTACCGTTGAAGCACCTGTTGATACCAAGGCTGATGAAACATCGACTGAGGTCGAGTCCGCACCTGAGACAGAAACCGAGAGTAAAGCGGTTGAGGAAGAAGTCCCTGCCGAGAAGCCTGTTCTTACAGACATCCCCGACAAAGCTAAGGCTTACTTGAAACGCCACACCGAAGTTAAGGAGATTTATATCGACAAGCTCGGCGGCGTTTACCCCAGCGACACTCCCAAGGTGTTCGTAAAGAACGCAACTCTCTACCAGAATCCGTATTTCAAATTATAAACTTCTCATACAATGGCATTAGGAAACGTTTTTATGAGCGACCTGGATGGCAACATTCCCAGCACTACAAACACCAATGTAGAAAAGGTTTGCGGTCTCCTCTTCGACATCTCCGGCCAGCCCGATTTTTGGACTAAAGGTGCCGGCGCTGCTATCGCCGATACATGGAAGGACACAGTAGTTGAGCTTAACAGCCTCAACGACGCTGTTGAAGCCGGTATTACCGCTTACACTGGTGAGGTGGATTCGGAGACCAGCGAAAGCACTGACTTGCTCGCAGGTATTCCTTACTACCATATCAGCAAGTTCTACGGTATGGCCGGTGGTTCAGGTCGTTTGTTTGTGATGTTTGCTGACTGTTCTAAAGACTGGAACGCACTCATCGAAATGCAACGAGCTGCTAACGGTGTCATCTTCCAAATCGGTATTTGGACTGAGCAACAGCTCTGGACCAAGCCTGATGAAGCAGCTAACAGTTATTCAATCTCCCTCGTTGCTGACCTTAACCGCGTAGCTAAAGAGCTTGCTGACGATTATTTCGCTCCGGTATCTCTCTTGGTTAACGCCAATACATCTAAGGTCAAAGTCGGCACTGCTACTTCTAACACTATCGCAATTAGCCAGATTCCGTCTTGCGTTATCGACGCTCGCTACGTAACTGTGCTTTTGTCTCAGTCAATGGAAGAGTCTGTTCGCCGTATGCAGGCTTCTCTGACATCTACCACTCCTGTTGGTATTGTCGGCCTTGCTCTTGGCGCACTCACTCAGGCAAGTGTAGGCGAGTCTATCGGTTGGGTTCAGAACTTTGACGTTGTAAGCTATGTACCGGCTATTGAAATGGGCTTCGGTGACTCTACAGTTGCTGACGGTCTTATCACTAACGGTCTTAGCTACTCAGCTTTGACTAAGGCTCAGCTTAACGCTCTTGAGGAAGCTGGTTATGTGTTCTTGCGTACATTTGAAGGTCTTGAGGGCCACGTGTACTTCGCAAATGACCACACCTGCTCTGCCGGCGACTATTGCACTATTGCTCGCAACCGTGCAATCAACAAATCTCGCAAGTTGGTTCGTACCGCTCTGTTGCCTTACGTCAACTCGCCTATCAAAGTTGATCCGTCTTCAGGCGAACTTTCTTCGGCTCAAGTTACTGTATTCGAGAACCTCGTTACAGATGTGCTTGACGAGATGGAGAGCGCTGAGGAGATTAGCGGTACTTCATTCGTGACTGTATCGTCTGACCAAAACATTCTTGTAACTAAAAAGCTGACCCTCTCGTATGGCATCGTTCCTATGGGCTGTGCCGAGTCTATCGAAGTCACCGAAGGTCTTTACGTCAGCCAGTAAACAAAATAGTATAAGAATATGATTATCAATAACGTCGCATACTCATGGGCAATGGTACAGCTCACCGCTCCTGCGTTGACTGGTTCTGCTAATGCCAACCCCACAATTCTTCAGGGTGTTACCGCTATCAAGTGGAACATCAAGAAGAAGGTTGAGTCTAACTATGGTCTGGGCGGTGAACCTGTGAACCGTGGTTTCGGTAATACCGAGTACACGGCACAGATTACAATGGACTACAATACTCAGGTTCAGCTTCGCGCACTGAAAGGTTCGCTTATGAACTTGGGCGAGTTTGACCTCGTAGTTTCATTCGCCAATGAGTTCAACACTCAGGACTTCTCAACCGAGACTGTAACATTGAAGGGTTGCCTCTTTAACGAGGACGGTATGGAGGTATCTCAGGACGATACCAACATCACTAAGGAGTTTGAACTCAACCCGTTCAAGATTGTCCCCAGCACTAAATAACTTCTTCCATAGAGTTTATTAGAGTGAACGGTGCGGCATCGGTTAATTCCGGTGCCGCATTTTCTTTGCTATATTTTCACCTCATCATTCTTTAATTCCTCTATTCTTGAGTGAAAGTAAACTTTAATATATTCAACAAAATGGAAGATAAGGAAAATCTTGAGACCGTAGAGCAGGAAGATGCTCTTGATCCGAAATTGCAAGCAACCATCGAAAAGAAGGTTGCCGACCTAAAAGAAGCCAACCCCAAGGCTAAGGTTTACCCCTTGCTCGTATTCGGCGAGGGTGACGACGAGAAAGAGGTTTACGTAGGCTACTTCACTCAGCCTTCATTCCCCACCTTCTCGAAGTACATGACATTCGCACAGAAAGACCAAGTGTCGGCTATGCGTCAGCTCGCTAAGGACTGTTTCCTCGACGGTGACAAGGAGCTTATCGACAATGACTCATTGTTCTTGTTCGGTCTTATGGGCCAGCTTCAGCACATCATCAAAATGCGCGGTGGCCGTGTCATAAATTTATCGAAGCCTGGGAAGTAAAAGAGGATGATTACTTTCGTCAAAAGATAATTTTCCTAAGACATTACTTTCCGGGAGTCAATATTGAAGACCTCGACGACGAAGATTTTGCCATTCTCGTTAACGACGCTGAGTGGATGCACAGTCAAATGGTCATCACGCGACAGGCAAGTGCTTTAGGTCTATAACTTATAACTCGTTGATGCCCCCAGTTGCCAAATTCTGTGCAGCTGGGGGTTATCTTTAACCGAGTAATTCCTCGTATCTCTATTCTTTGTAAAAAGACTCATACAAATTATGGCTGGACAAACATATCAAGTCAATTATATAGTCAACGTTGATGCGACGACTGCCTCAAACGCGATTAATGCGTTTAAGCGGACGCTGATGTCAATGGATAAGGCTACGAAACCGCTTGTAGATTTGCAAGCCAAAACTCGTGGTCTTATTGAGACACTTGGTGCCTTGGCTAATAAACCATATACTGTTAAGGTAGATACTCGCCCTGCCACTCAGAAGATTGGTAAATTGGTACGCTCTCTACAAATGGTTAGAGGCGAGCTGGAGCGAATCAATGCAATGGGTATCTATCTTGGCGGTGCGACCGTAAAGGGCAAAGGTAGTAAGCGAGCCGCTGCAAGAGGTGGTGGAAGTTCTGCTACCCCTGCTGTTGCACCTGCGCCTGCCGCCCCGTCTCGCTCTCGCACATCAACAAGAGCTGCTGCTTCACGCACTGCTCGTACCGCTCCAAGGAGCATATTCCCCAGCGCTGCCAATACTACAAACCTTGGATATAAGTTGTGGGGCCCTACGCCGCTTCCTAATAATGGTGGCATGGCGATTGATATGCTGAAGGGTATGGGTATCGCTTATGGTATTGCCGGAATGGGCACACTCATTTCAAATGTAGTAGATCAGGCTGTCGAATATGATAACGTGATGAAGACCGTTGAGAATATCCTTAAATCGCATGATACGGATGAGGATTTCACCGGTCGCTTTGCTAATATGAGTGCCGTTATTCGTAATGTTGGCATGGAGACTAAATTCAAAGTTACTGAAGTTGCTGATGCTGCTAAGTTCTTGGCAATGGCTGGCTTTGACGTAGAGTCTATCAAGCAATCTATCAGACCTATTGCGGATATTGCGCTTGTTGGCGATACAGACTTAGGACAGACTGCCGATTTGGTAACGAATATTATGACCGCTTATAATATCGCACCTCAGAAAATGCGTAATGCAGCGGATGTAATGACGAACACGTTTACCATGTCTAATACCACTTTGACAGAAATTGCTGAGGCTTACAAATATGCAGCATCTCTGTTATCGGCTGGTGATGTTCCTTTTGAGGAGGCTACATCGGCTATTGGTGTGTTAGGTGATGCCGGTATTAAGGGTTCTCAGGCTGGTACGACTTTACGTACCATTATGGCCAATATCGTAAACCCGACTAAGAAACAGCAGAAGGCGTGGGATGCAATAGGCATTAGTCGATTTAAATCTGATGGTTCAAGAAAAGGATTACTTGAAATTTTCAAGGAACTCAATAACGCCAATCTTGACGTTGCATCATATTATCAACTATTCCATAAGACAGCCGCTTCAGGTGCTGTTGCATTGTCGAGTCACGTTGGTAAGTGGGAAGATGTATATTTAGAGAACTACTTGTCTAAAGGGCTGTCTTCTTCACTTGCTGACGAGAAAAAGAATACACTTCAGGGTCTGTGGGCGCAATTAACATCTGTGTTCACCGACAAGGGAGTTACAGCTTTTAGCGGAATACAAGGGCAGCTGCGCAACTTAATGAGTAGTGCTATAAACTGGCTGAAATCAGACCAAGCTACTGCTGCATTTAAACGTGTGTCTGACACCATGATGGAGTTTGTTCATGTGATGATTGATGCTTCAAAATGGTTTGTATGGTTCTTTGATAAGTTCGGTGGAGTCATTAAAGCATGGGCTAAGTTCCAGCTAATGATTTGGCCGGTTGTCAAAGGTGTTACAGCATTTAGAAGTATTATGCTTGCTCTCTTGGGTATCAAGAAAGTTGGCTATATGATTACAGGTATTGCTAATTCATTCCAGCTGCTTGGCAGATCTGCATCTGTAGCTGGCACAAGAGCAGTAAAAGCTATGGGCGGATTAACAGCCACTACAGTTGCGCCAGGCGTTGTAAGATACAATGGGCCTATTTCATGGGCTCCCGGATTTTCAAGTAATACGATGGATGCTTTACGTAGAGGCTCATTCCAGATTGGCGGTAAAACTATTTGGAAATTTGGCGCTCCTGTAAGTAGCATACCTCGTCCACACTATGATGCTGCATTGTCCGCTGAAGAAAATGCTGCCGCTCTTGCTAATTATAAGAAACGTTATGGCGGCAAAATGGGCAAGCGTATGGCTTTGAACCAAGTTGGCAGCATGGCTGGAAACCTTGTCGGTAGTGCAGCCATGATGTATGGCTTGTCGAAGGCGGCTGACGCTGATAACGGTTGGGATACCGCATCTGGTGCATTGTTTGGCGTTGCTGGTGCAGCTGCTATGATGGGCGGTCCTATTGGATGGGGCGTAGCTGGCGTAGCCGCTGCTTTAGGTGGCCTTGCAGCATTACGTAGTAGCTGGGTTGAGTCGAAAAAAATATATGGCGAAATGCAAGACTTTGCTCAGCAGAATGTTATCAAGAATGGTACGATTGCTAATTCAGAAAACACTATTATGCAGTATCTGGAACAGCAATATACCAAGCATAAAGATATAAACGACCTTGTTGAAAAGCGTATTGAGCTAACCGCTCAGCTACTTGGCTTGCAGACTGGAGAAAACCCGATGGAGGCTTCTACCGGTGTGTTCAAAGAGCTGATGGATAAGTCTGATGACATGTGGAGCGGTAAGCAGCTTGATAGTTTTAATAGTATATATCAAGACAAGTTTGGCTCGAATTTGCATCTTGTTAATTTTGGTGGTGCTTATTATTTGACAACTGCTGATAAGGTTAAAGGCAGCTATGTGTCAAATGGTAAGGGCGGGTCTGTATATACTGTTACTGGAGAGAATGGCGAAGAAGTTATTAGAGCAGGCAATGGAACTACCAATGGATTAAAAGCAGCATGGGCAAGCGCAGCTGCAACAGCTGAATTAATGGCTCCTGGGGGCTATTATGAAAAGTTAGTTGCCAATATGCGTATGAATGTTGCTAAGATGGGCTATAGAGGTGCTTCGACTTCTGAGTTCAACGATTACATAAATTCAATCATACACTCAAACGACCCTCAGTATCTCAATAATCTTGTTTCTCTCAGCGATATTAAAGATACTGACTGGGATATGGCTCGTATGCTTCTTGATGAGCAGACACGTAAGTATATGTGGACTCAGCTGCAAGCTATATTGGAGCCGATGCAAGAAGCGTTTACCAGCTTTAGAAACGAAGTAGATTCTAATACATTGACTGCATCTACATTGGCGAATTATTTACGCTTTGTTATTGGTGATCAGCCAGGTCTCAACATGAAAGACTATGACCCCAATAATATTGCAGAATGGTATTCTCATTATGGTTTCAAAGATGGAACGTTCACTTGGCTTGATATTAAAGATGAAAAGACAGGTGAAACGAAGCACTACGATGCACAACAAGCTGCTCAGATGGCTGCTTCAAACATGCAGTCAGTTATTGATGCGGTTCAAAAATCAGGCGCTGCCGCTGAACCTGCTGGTGCAGCATTGATTGGCTTCTGTCAGACATTGCTCACTCAAGCGCAAGCGTTTATGGGCGCTTCTGATGAGTTAATAGATGTTGCTCAGAACCAAGAAATAACTTTGAATGGTCAGCTATATCGCTGGAATGAACTTTCTCAGCTATACGAGGCTATTGATGAGAATGGCAATTTGGTGATGCTGCAAACCCAGATGACTGGCTTAGGCAACTCTATTATGGGGTTGAGTGGAGCGTTAGGACAAGACTGGAACAGTACATTCTCAGGCTTGACTAATAATTTGTTCAATCTTGGCAATTTGGCGCTTGGCTGGCCAAGATGGGGGTCATATTTGCCATCTCCGTCATATACAGGTGATGGTGGTGTTACTGGTGGCGTAGGTGCGACCGGTGGCATTGGTGTCACACCGTTGAGCGGAGGCTTTAACTTTGGCACAACGCCTGTGTTCTCCTTGGGTCAAAACAACTCTTGGCTCAACACAAGGACAAATCCGTTGACTGCTGCCTTTAATAGGTCGATGAACAATATGAAGCCTAACACTTTGAGTTTGCAAGGCGCCAGCAATATTGTTTCATTAGGTGGTGGTCATGTAAAAGGTTGGAAGGGCAGGAACTTTAATACTGGAGACAATGATGACACAAACCATACCGGAACCAACGGTAATGGTCATGGCACTAACACTTCAGATTACAAGTCTCACCAGACCAACCGTGCTATACCAAAGCAAATCAACATCAATATCCAAAACTTGATGAATGTTGATTCAATCGACTTGACTAAGGGCGAGAATGTCGCAATAATCGAAAGAGTTAAACGAGAGGTAGCTTATGCACTCTATGAGGCCGCCGCTGACGGAACCATGATGCTGAACGACCTCGCAACTTCATAATAAAATGAGTTATTTCGGAGGAGTGTGGTCTAATTTAGCTTTCAATGCAGGCAATGCAACCACACAATTTGTCAGTAGCCTCAACTGGCGGTATCAACAAAAGACCGGGAGCTTGCAATACGTTTCCCAGTCTGCATATAAGAGCGTCTTGGTGCATATTGCCAAGCAGCTTGCTATATCTACTTTGGAAGGGGAGCTCAATTCTCTCCTTCCAAAGTATCAGAAGCATGTGGCAAAACAACAAGTAGAAGCGGCACGTAAAGCTCAAGAAGAAAATCGTCAAGTACTTATTGAGAACGGAGCTAAATCTACTGAAGGGTTTGGTAGCATCACTTGTCAGGGAGGTCATAAATTGATTGCAAAAACTAAATATGGCACTCCAGTCCCTGAAGCGCTAATTCTTTCGTATGATGATGAAGAAGAATTATCTTATACTGATTTAGTATGGGGTAGTGAAACAGAATCTTATACGATAAAAAAGAAATCTACACTTGAAAAGTTGTGGAACCCAGGCAATGAAATAGAACACGTTGCTAAGACATATAAAAAAGAAACTTTCAACACCAAAACAGTATTTCATATTGACCTTGCGCCAACTGTGTCTATGAACAGCAGCAAAAACGTTGTTCTTACTCAGGTTCAAGGACGAGATTATACTCGTAAAGAACTTGTGTCTGGAGGCGATTTGAAGTACAATGTTAGCGGTTCGATTGTATCTGATGAAGAAGGTGTGTACCCAACTGAAGCTGTGAAACGGTTCTTGAAAATTATGCAGTATCAAGGTATTGTCAAAGTAAACTGTTATGCGTTTGGAACTCTTGGTGTGACTCAAGTTATTATCCAGGATTTTTCATTGGACTCGCCGCAATACAAGAATATTCAACCGTATAGCTTTTCGTGTGTTGCGGTTGAGCCTGACGATGCGATTAAATTGAGCGGTGATACTATTGCCGCGATTAACGATGTTATCTCATCATCAAGTTGGGATACATGGTACACAGCTATTCTTGATAACAAGCTCGCTCAAATGGCAGCAAGTACCGCTGTAAGTGCGGCTACCAATGCAGCAGTTTCAGTCGCAGCAGCAGGGCTTGATGAACTTGTACCAAACATTTGATGCTATGGCAGTTTTCAATACTAATAAACAACCCGGTTTTCACATTTTGATTTCATTAATTGAAGTGTGGAAACCGCAGGATAAAAAGAAGCCTAACGGAGATGTTCAAGGCTCTATTATGCGTATTTGTGAGGTTGAGCATGTGGAGATCGAGGAGTCTTATAAAAAACTCATCGGTACAGCATCGGTTCGATTTCCTCGTGGCACTATTCTTCGCAAAACGATTGAAGGGCGCACTGATGAGCAACAGAAAGATTTTGAATCTGTTACTGTAACACTGTCGAATAGCGGTGTAGTTGAAGAAAATCGTAGTTCAGAAACTTCTACTGTTACCACCAGTACATTTAGTGTAGGTCAGCGTATTAAGATTTATCTTGGGTACACCACAGACCCCAAAGTGGCTGCAATGGCAAAGACGAACAATACAGGTCAGAAAACAATATATAACGATGAAGAAACCCGTAAGTCTTACCAAAGCAATTTTAAACATAAAAAGGCAGACGGCAAAGAGTATATGAGCCTGATGTTTGATGGATATATTACTAAGGTAAGTTTGGACACCCCGATTGAGCTGGAATGTGAAAATCTTGCCAGCTATTTGAAGACCATTACATGCCCTAAAGTCAAGCTCAAGAAATGTGAAGTCAAAGATTTTATTGGCGAGGATGGACGATACAAGTTACTCCAGGATACAGGCTTGATATTACACCCGGACACAGCCAAAATGGATTTTGATTTAGGTGCAGTTGAATTAAGTACCGATTTGACTGTCGCCGATGTGCTTACTGAATGGGCCAAGTATGGTTTATTCTGTTATGTTAGCGATTATAATGGTCAGCCGGCGATTCAGATTGGTAGGGCATATTTTTCTAATCCCGGCAATGATTCTTTGCTCAAAGCAAAAACGACCCCTACTCCTACGCCAATACATTTTGACTATCATGTGGCGAGCAATGGTCTGTCGCTTACATCTTCAGATAAAGACTTTTTGGCTGTTCAAGCGAAAGGAATTGATGCTGACGATAAGTTTATCAACATCACCATCATCAAGAACCCTCAGTATGATAGCTCAAAGGAAGAGTCATCCAGCAATCCGGCTTACCGCTATGTAAATGAGACTAAGCTGAGTAAGAAGGCGTTGAAGGCGGGCAAACGATATTTGACCGATGCGCCCAACGATAAAGTCGATATGAAGCTTTACACTCAGATTGCTTTTGTATCAAAGACCCGACCAATCACTACTGAGAAATTGGCAGAAGAAGCTATCAAGTATTATGAAGGCTATAATATGACCGGCATTGAAGGATCCATCACATTGTTTGGCGATTTGCATTTGAGCACAGCTGACCAAGTAGAACTGATAGATACGCGCTATCCGGGTAAAAATGGCATATACTTAGTTGAGGAAGTCAATACAACCTTTGGAGTTGATGGCTTTCGTCAAAAAATAACATTGCCGTACTGCATTAGTCGTGCCGGCAATAAAACTTCAAACTAAGGACTGTAGAATATGAGTGACGAAATAAAAAAGCATTTAACTGACCATTCTTCTAATGAGATGATACGCACGGCAATTCGCGCTATCGCTCTAAAGGGTGTAGTCAATAGCAATACAGGAGCAGTTCGTGGCACTTCCAGGGTCACGGGCTTTGTTGCAAAGGTGCATACCGATGAAAGCGATGAACTGTTTGGCACTATTGACGTGCAGGAATATGCAGATTGGGCGGTTTCAGAAAGCGAGGAGGCTAAGATTGGCTACCATGAGGGAGTCTTACTTACCGCCATCCAGAATGATATAAGCGGCTATGTAATTATTCCAAAGCTATATTCCGATGTGCTTGTTAGTAAAGACCCGGAGACAGGTAACGAATACGTCACAATGTTCTCTCATGTCGATTGCATCCAGCTTGACTCTCACCAAGATATTTCAATCGGTGTCAGAGAGCGTGAAGAATACAAGCCTGATGACGAGAACGCTCCTGATGTGCATGAGCTTGAGCTAACAGGCGTTCAGACCAACACGGCATATACTAAAGACTCTGTTGTTACAATCGTCAATACTGAGAAGGATAAAGATGAGGCTACTGTCACTCACAGCCTTGGTAAAACTAAAGATGGCGTGCTTGCAAAGACGGATGTCGGAGGAAAGTCAACAGCAACAATGACTACTAAAGACATTGTGCTGGAGCATGATAAGGCTAAAGCGACACTTGACAACTCTCAGGCTAAGATTGAGATGGGTTCATCTTCAGTAACGGTCAAAGACGGCACGACATACGTAGGTAGTGAAAGTGGAGTTGATGACGCTGTATTGGGTCAACAACTCGCTTCTATACTCTCAGATTTAGTAGGTTATCTCGGACAGATGATGACACCCACTATGATGGGGCCTCAACCGCCGGCCAATGTGCTCGGAAGCTTCATATCGCTGAAGGCTAAAATCTCAGCGTTTGCATCCAGTCACAGTGGTTTCTTAACTAATAAAGTTCAAATTCAGAAATAATTATGTCAGAAGCAAAGTTAAATTTCGATGAGGCTACGCTTGATACCAGCAGTGACTTGTATAACCTCTATGACCGTCTTTATCAAGGGATGGTTAGGGCTAATGAGGTCGATGCTCCAGCCTTTCCGTCTTCCGACGATTTATTGGTACTGGATGAAGAAGGAAATGCAACGTTTGACAATGACGGCAATCCTATAATTGACTCCGAGAAGCAAGCATTGGCACAATCTCAAGCGGCAAGCTACTCAGATATACTGATGAAGAACTCGGCGTATCTGTTTGCCAATTCTATCATGGCTGTAATGAAAGGCGGTGGTGGAAGTAGCGATGGCAGCAGTACAACCGGTTTCTTGTGGCGTGGTGGCGACTCAATGAAGGGTGCGCTTCAGGCTTGGTATGGTTTTGACGCAGGTGTCAACGGAAAGAAGATATTTGAAGTTGCGATTGGAGCTGATGAGAAATCTTGGGCTATTGTAACAGGTAGCCTGAGAGTGACTGAGGATGTCGAAATCAAAGGCTTGCTTAATCTGACTTCAGGGGTTATGTTTGACGGCAACAAAGTTCTCTATTATGACAATAGTAAGCTGATGATAGAGAACCCGACTATTGGCATTAAAGGAGCTATTGATGTTGATGGCACATTCGTATTAGGTGATGTGACTATTGATGAGAATGGCATTAGATATGGTGATTATGAATATTACCACGCAGGCAACTCTAATAAAGTAGATGTTGACTGGGCCATGCAAAATGCCATAGTTGACGGTGACTTGACTGTCAAAGGCTCGGCTGTTATAGGCGGCTCATTGAAAGCGCAAATGGGCTTTACGCTTGGTGCGCTGGGAGATAAGCTTCTGTATTCAAAGGTCACTTCCAGCATTGGCGATGACGGCGAACCTGTATATGATGATTATATCGTTCTTGAGTCAGACTTACATATCATCAATGGCCATGGCGTTAAGTTTGAGAACAACTATATCCTGAATGTTCGCAATAAGGAAGTCGTGTCGTTCTCAGCTCCGGGCATGATAATGAACCTTGGTGACAGCGATAACGGCATTGCAACCAATCACATATCCCTTCAGTCCGACATTTGGAATTACTCGCACTCCTATAAGATTGTGTCTAAAGAGGGCGCCGGCTATTTTCACAATGGCTTAATGGCTGCTTGTGCCGTGAATGGTTCTTCAGTGTTGGAGACATACCGCATCAATAGCAAAAACCTTGGAGTGCTATTTCCGAAGAATATCCGCTTTGGCGCTACTGATGGGCCGGCATTATACCAGAACTCTGATAACGATGGTTTGGAGGCTTCTATACCATATACAAGAGTAGTCAATGAAGGAACGTCACTGGAAAATATCACTTTTACGACATACGCTGATCTGACAACTTCGCCCTTTGCCAACAAGAGTCTAAGTTGGTCAGCCACACTACATTTCAATTCCAGTGCAGAATTTTTCGCATTTGACAAGCCAGTTGAAGCGGACTATTTCGCAATAAAAAGTGAACTGTATCACACCCGACTGATTGAAGACGCTCTATTCTTTGATGACGGAAAGTTCATCGAAGGAGTAACTGACGGTCTCCGATTTGCAGGCAACGGGTACTTTGACGATAACATTTCATCTCCAAGCTTTGCCAGCGGTTTCGCCGGTTATGGTTGGGCGGTCAAGGATGATGTAACAAACGGTGGCTTCCATGCGACCTTCGACTCACTCACAGTCCGCAAAAAGATGAGAGTTTATGAGCTTGAAGTTCAAAAAATATCGACAACAAACGGCTCTCTTTGGGTTAGTGACTCTTGCTCAGGAGACGAAGTTATACAAATAGACTGATGGCAGCACCGGTAACACTAAAGAAATATCAAATACTTGTAGCTCCTGACTCAAAGAAAGTTCAGGGGCTACAGACAGGTGATATTGTCCGTCGCCAGTATTTTGACGGTACTAATATCATCTATTCGCTTATGGTTGTGCTTTCTTATGGTACAACAAAACGGACTGTAACTGAGGCACAATACGATGAAAATGGAGAAGCGATGTTCAATACAGACGGAACAGTGCTGACCAAAAATGTAGAAAAAGATGTGCCATACTTCATTGGGGCGTTACTGGAAGGCGATGCACCCAAAACTTCTGAGCTACTTGATTTCGCTCGTATCACTAACCTTTTCAATGTTGACCGTTCAGGTGCAATGTATTTGACTGCTTCAGATAGCGAAGCGCCTTACATGGATGTCATCGACGGTATCGGTCGCAACAAAAGTTTGAGCTGGCCTGAGAATATCGCCAGCGAAGCCTTTGAAGATGCTCAGTCGCAATATATTGTTCAAGGCGATGGGTTATCGCAATCATACTCCAGCTCTGATGAAAGCGGTAATTATCGTGTTGTTAGGCTGACCAAAAGCGCTACCTCATCCGATTTTTGTGGGCTTAGTCAAAGTTTCTACGAGCTGATTGCCGCACAAAAAAGAGTGCTTGTATCCTATAAAGCCCGTGCAAGCAAGGCAGTTACGGTTAATGCTGAGATTGCCTATACTAATGGTGTGGCAAAGGATGCCGAGTGGACCGAGAATATTACCGAGGATTGGCAATATTACTTCCAAGCAGTAACGGTCATTAACTCAGGCAGGCATTTACGTACATTTAAGCTCGATTTCCAAAACCTGACTCAAAATAGCTGGGTGGAGATTTCAGACTTCAATATTATATTGCTCGACAGTGTTTCTAATTTTGGAGACGCTGCCGCTATGCGTATAGGCAAGCTCGACGGTATTGCAGATCCTGTGTTTGGCACGTTGTCGGGCTATGGCGCATATATTCAAAAGCTTTACGCTTCTCAGACCGCTCATATATCCGGTACGTTAACTGCCGGCGATGAAAACGGATTTGCTTCCACTTTCTATGCTGGCAAGATACATCGTAACTGCTTCAAAAATTCTTGCGACATCAACTTCATCTCCAGCATCACGCTTGATAACATGACACTCATCAACCCGACAGGCATGGGTAATGTGTACAAGACCGAAACAGAAGCGGAGCTGATAATGCAAGCACAAACCCGCGAATGGTTGAACGAGCATTTGGTTCAAAGATATTGTTTCTCATTCTGGGGCTATGCAAAGAAGCCTTGTCAAATCGGTATCAAGCAAAATGGCAGAACGGTAGGCGTTATTCAAGTGTCATCCAGCCAAACTCACGAATGGCGCAGGATGCACGTATTCTTTGACCTGCTGAAGCCTGAGAGTGACACCGAAGATATGTTGATGAGCATAATTCCTGAGTTCACAACCTCGCTATATCAATCGGTTGCAGGCAGCATCAATCCTGACGAGCAAGTATTGTTTATCACAGCTCCTCAACTTGAAGCAGGTGAAACTTGCACTCAGTATCAGCCTACTGACGATATACTTGATGAGACTGATGACTACGGTGCATGGTTCGCACGTGGCGGTATTGGTGGCACAATTCAAAACCCGCTGCTCCGATTGAACTATGATGGCACCGGTGCGATTGACACTCGCAACCAATCTTTCAGGCTCAATCAAGACGGCTCAGGCTATTTTGCAAAAGAGAATATTCGTTGGGATAACAAAGGTAAGGTGACATTTGGTAAGAATGTGACTTTGAACTGGGATAACCTCAGTGAAGATGCTCAAGACGAAATGGCTAATCGCTATATCCGCATCTTGGGCCAAGACGCATTTACTATTGTGGGTCAAGATGACTCGACCAATGGTATTACTTGTAGCCCGGCATCAATTACTCTCACTCTGGAAGAAGTTGGGTTTGAGTCCACTTCCAGCCAACGTCAATGGTACCTACTTATTGGAGACCAATGGATTGCAATTCCTGGAGCTAATGCAAAGACTTTGGAAGTTACTCCGGACTCATGCTACTGGCTTGGATATGTCATACAGCCACCTGAATATGATCCTGAAGGCAACCCTATTACATATCATGGAGAAAGCGCCGTATCATTCCGTTGCGTTGTAACTCTTAATGAATCACGCACTTATGAGGATATATTCAATATCACCAAGCAATATATCCAAGGCTACTCAGTGCAAATCGTATCATCAAAGGGCACGACATTCCAGAATGGTACTTGCTCGACAGTCTTAACAGCTAATGTGTACTACCAGGGCCAGCTCGTTGATACTGATTATGCACTGGAGCATTTTATTTTTACATGGCATAGATACAAAGCCAACGATACCACAAAAGACGTTGGCTTTACTGACCTCGATGTAACTGATGGAGCAAATGTATTGACGTTGAACTATGAAATGGATGGCAGTGACATCTTCATTTGCGAGATTAGTATTGACGATAGCTTCGATTATTCATTCCCGATAATATTCTGACATTATGGATACTCTTAATATAGGAAAAAAGACAGCTAACCAAGGTATTAATTCCAGTGGTAAGCTCACAGCGCAAGAGTTCAATCAGCTTGTCGATAAGGTCAACGAGATGATTGAAGAGCTGAACAATAAGGTATATGTTTCACAAGACGAATACGACGCTCTTGTGGCTGCTAATAACATAGTTTCTACCGTTGAATATAACATCTACGAGGAATGATTGTAAGAAACAACATTGAACTGACTGCCAGATATTATGGCACAAAAGCCATAACAGCGGTTTATCGCGGCGCTCATTTGATATGGGAGGCTGTGAATAGCTGTTTTGGCAGTGGTTACTGGATTAAAGAAAAAGCCTGGAGCAACACCGACTCTTGGCGTATCAACTAATAAATACCAATATGGCAAAAAGAACTATTATTGACAGCGCCATTCCTTCGATTGACACTCCTTGGGATGACGGAAAAAACGCCTATAGTGGTAAAGCGGTGGAGGACTTCATCAAGAGTCAGCTATCCTCTAAGATTGGCTATGCGGTCATTCCACAGGAGAAGGACACTGATGGATACTACCATATATGGGGCTTCGCTTCCCAGTCCGCTTATAACGACTATTTGACTGACACCGTAGGAGGTGCGTCGCTGCGTTTGTTGAATGTTGCCATCCCTCTGCTTGAAGAACAGGGCGGCGTGAGCAACATTGTTACTTTGACCCGTAATTCGGCTGCATCTTTAGTTACGAGTAAGGCGGTGGCAAGCGTAAATGTATCTTATCTCTGGCAACAGTACAATCCTGTCACAAAGGAAACTACTGACCAAGATGAAGATGCTACTATCGTTGTGTCATGTCGTACTCAAAACTCAAGTGGTACATGGGGTTCGTGGGACTCCAGTAAGTCGTTTACGGTCAATATCCAGTCCGGGCAGACTAAGACAATCGACCTTAGTTCACTCCTGACTTCTGATGCAACTTATCAAGTGCGTTTGGTAGCCACAGGTGAAACAAGCGGAATTTCTGCCAGCCCTGTAACAATGACTATCGTGTATTCTAACGTTTCTGCTACGTATGACGGCTCAATCGCGACTGCATACAAGGGTGGTAGCATCCAGCTCCCGTTCCGTATTACAGGTAGCGTTCAGAAACAGCTTCGTATCAAAATCAATGGATACACAAAGAATTACACGCTGGGTACGACAACGTACACCGATAATACCTATGGTGCAGCGGTTACTCAAACCGAGTTTGGACTTGTTCGTGGTGCAGTGAAGGCAGAAGCGTGGATTGCTTTTGGCGACGACTATTCTGCTGAGACAGAGCACCAAGAGTTCCAGTTTATCTATATTCCTGAAGGCGATACTGTTACAACGCCTATCTTGGCAGTAACGGATGTCGTAAGCGAGTTTGAAAACTGGACACGTACTACCATCTTCCGCTATGCTATCTACAATCCGCAGAAAGACTCGACCACGGTACGCCTGACCCTTCAGGACCGCGACACCGGTCAAATCTATATTCAAAAGGATCAGGAGTGCGTTAATGGGACAGCCTATGAGTTTGATGAGAACTTTGCAATGGAGTACGAGGGCGATGACCAGCCTACTACTATCAACGCACAGGTCACATTTACGAACACTTCAGGCGTAACCTATGGTAACAGTATCAACTTCACGGTTGACAACTCGGAAAACTTTGCTCCGACAAAAGGCGCAAATGTAATCGTATCGGCTGAGAAGAAAACAATTACTATTGACGACGTTTCTTATGAGCTGAGCGACCTTTTGAGTGACACTGAAGATACAAACTCAGGATGGAGCAGTAACGCCGAAACAGACGCTACCGGTGCATCTGTAAATGTTCCGGTCCTCAGTATCGCTGCTGGCAACCGTGTGACAATTCCTTATGAGCTTTTCGATGACAATACCGGTCGTAATGATGGTGGCGTTGAAGGCTCTATTACAATGGAGTTTGACATCAAGGTCAAGAACATTGTAGGTGATGCAGAAATCATCGACGCTTCAGCGGACTTCAACGGCGGCTACACAGGTTTGAAGTTTTATCCGACTCGTGCCGTTTGTTTGAGCCGAAACAATTACACTGAGGAGTTGGCTGACGTTAACTTCCAGGAAGAAGTACGTGAGCATATCGCTATCAATATCATCCGTAACCTCCGTGGCGAAGGTATGAATCTTGTGCGTATCTATGTCAATGGTAAATCGAACCGCTCGTTCATTTACACTGACGAGGACTACTTTACGCCTATCGGTGAGAAGGGCGCACAGAACATTGTTATCGGTTCTGATGAGGCTGATGTTGACGTTTACGGTATCCGTATTTACAAAGGTCAACAGCTTGGTTCCACCCAGATTCAGAACGACTATATGGCCGGTATGCCTACGATTGAAGACAAGAAACTGTTCAAGCGTTACAATTCAATCTATAATGGCTCGGAGATTGGTTATGACCTTTGTAATGCAATGGGTCTTAACACTATTCTCCGTAAAATTCCTGAAGGCGGCCACTATCCCTCACGCGAAAATCAAAGCAAGCAAACCAACGTTACCATAGATGTTCGCATTTATAATGAGCGTGGTAATGCAGATAGCCTCGATATGAAGCACTCAGGAACTTTTGTTGGCATGACTGACAAAGGTCAAGGTACTTCAGCGAAAGGCTACTATTGGTGGAATATCACGGATGGTTTTGAAGATGATGTTGAGATTGAGCTTGCCGACTACAATGCTTCAGACCCGACTCATTATACTTCCGATGGCAAGTACTACCGTAAGAAATCATACTTCAATTCTCTGGACGGCACAAGCCAAGTCTATGCCAGCAAGTACGAATTGGAAGATGGTCGTGGTGGCATTACAAAGCTCGTTGGTAAAGCCAACTACGCTTCTCCTATGCAGAGCCATAAGCTCGGTGCAATTTGGATGTATGATGAGCTTTGGCAAACTCTTGTCAACGATGGCTCTGATGACCGTCCTGTTCTGTCAAATACTCACGTTACCTGTTATGAGAAACCGTTCTTGTGCTTCTATCAGATAGGCAACGGTAATCCTATATTCTGTGGCTTCCAAACTTGGGGTAGCGGTAAAGGCGATAAGAAAACCTTTGGCTACGACAAGAAAAAGAGTCCGGGCTACTTGTGTATCTCAGGCGCTGATAATGGTGCAATCGCAGCACTTTTCCAGATGCCCTGGAATGTTTCTCAAAACGCTGACGGTGCATGGGAAGGCAACATTTATGCTAAGAGTGTAACCATTAACACCGGTGACGTGAAGAACGGTTACTGCTATAAGAGCGGCACCAGCGACACATTGTCATTTGAGGTTGAAATCGGTAACAAATACGATGGCGGCGAAACTGACAAAGGCGTTCTCCGTATTGAGGACGAGGCGAAGGGCGAATCAGAGACTACTCTCTTTACAACATTCGCTGAGTTCGCCAACTTTTTGTTCGCTTGCTCGCCGTTATTGAAGCCATACGCCGGCACTGAGTCTCAACTTATTGCTGACAGTGCAAATCTTACACGTGACCATCAGTATTGGCTGTTCAACTCAGGTTCTGACCGTTACAACGTTTACTACTACAATCCTGCTACTTCTAAATTTGAGAAAGTAAGTAAAATTCCGACTGCATGGGGTAGCGATGGTAGAGCATACGCTTATGGTAGTCCGAAACTTACTGAGCAGTTGGCCGGCGTAACCATTACGGTTGATACGGTTAATGGCTCTCAGAGCATGACACTGGAAGACGCATTGAGTACTCTCGGTACGTCTGACATGAATGTGGTTAATGATTGCTTCTCAAAGGCGAGAGTGGCTTATTTTGCCAACCATGCTTCAGCCTACATCGACACCAAAGACGTTATCTTCCACCAGTGTCAAATCAAGTTGCTTGGTGGTACCGATAACCGTACCAAGAACACTTACTACTGCATTGACCCGGCTATTGACTTGTTGGTACGTTTGAAACAGGATGACTTGGATACTATCTTGAAGACCGATAACCAAGGTCGTCAAACCAAGCCTTACTATGTACTTGAACATACTAAGGATGCAAGTGGCAGCAACTACTGGAACGGTGAAAACAACGTTCTCTACACGTTGATCGAGCGTGCATATCCTGAACGTATGCGCACAATGATGCGTAACATGTTCGCTCAGATGGCACAGATTGCAGGTAGCGTTGAAAACTACTTCCAACAACGTTTCTACTGGGTTCAAGAGTACTTCCCTGCTGTTGCATATAACGAAACCAGCCGCCTTCTCTACGAGGTTGCTCAGGTTAAGTTGATGAATGGCTTGATTGATGTGAGCCAAGACCCTATCACTCAGGCAGTAGGCGACCAGCTGGAGTGCGAAAAGCAATTTATGAACCAGCGTCTTCCGATGTTGATGTCATGGTGCGAGTATGAAACCGGTGGCGATGGTACAGTCAGCTTCCGTTCAGTAAACAGTGTCAGCGGTCAATCACCGACATACGACATTGAATACACTGCATATCAATACATTTATCCGAAGCTTGCAGTCGGCGGTTACATCGCTACTCTGTATGCCAAGATTGATGGCGAATGGGTAAGCCAAGGTAGCGACCCGTATCTGTGTGCTCCCGGCGAAACGGTACGACTGGTTATCGCCAGCACCGACTCTAATACCCAGTTTACACTGAGATGGATGCACTACGCTAAGAGCATTGGCAATCTTGGTACATTGCCTTGCGGTGAAGACGGTAGCGTCACTATCACAGGTAAGCGTTTGCGTAAACTGGAATGTTGGTCTGAAGACGGTGTGCCTATTGAGTTCCACCCGAAAGGCTTGGTAATCTCAAATTGCCGTAACTTGGAGGAAGTGAACTTGACTAACGCTTCGGCTTTCTCAGGAACATTCTCAGCCGACCTTCCACGTTTAAGAAAGCTCCTCCTCAGTGGCTCTGCTTACACCAGTGCGTCGCTTCCTAAGACTTCTACGTTGACTGAGGTCGAATTGCCGAGTACCGTCAATGCTATTACGGTTGACGGTCAGCCTAACCTTGCCAGTCTGACGATTGATGGTTTGTCAAGTTTGCGTACCCTCCGTATCGTTGGCAAGCATAAAATTCAGAAACAGACGCAATCAATCGTTCAGCTCGCTTACTCTCAGGCTGCAAACGCAAACAGCGTTCAGATTGACAATGTAAGCTGGACCGGCGTATCGGTTGACGTGATGATGTGGTTGCAGAAGTTGAAAGCTTCTTTGACCGGAACTATCAGCTTGACCGGAACTGTGACTTTTGCTAATAAGGTTGCGCTGGTTGGCATATACGGAAACATCGACTCTACTTCAAATTCGTTGTACCTCAGCTATACCAAGCGTAGCATTAACAGCATAACAGTCAACGGTTTAACATACATTTCAGAGACCGGTACATACCAATATGAAGTCGTTTGTTCGCCTTCAACTGGTAACGACGTGGCTGTCAAGGACGGTAAGCTGGATGTTCTTTGGGAAATCGACGATGCTGCTAAGGCATACGCTTCTTTCACTGACTCTGTTAACGGTGTCTTGAAAGTAACTAAGCTGGATGAAAGCGGCACGGACACTCGATATGTTGCTCAGTGTACTGTGACTAAGACGGGCGGCACAACTCTTGTATCAGAGTTCCAAGTTGGCTTTTATCGTAGAATCCCGAAGATTGGAGACTTCGCTTATGCTGACGGCACGTTTGATGACCAGTATCTGAAAGATAAGACGCTGGTTGGTATCATCTACAAAATTGATGAGATGTGGCAAGGTGATAGCGACGCTGAACCGACTATTTACACCGGTTACAACAAGCCTACCGAGACCTACAAAGCAAGTCATAAACTCGTTGGTTATCAGCTGAGTATCGACTGTAAAGAAAATCTTCCTTGCAAGAGCACTGATGGCTTTATCAATACCGGTAGTACGGTTTGGGGTCTTTATCCGTCAAACGACTCGAATGGTCATACTGCAATTCAGAATGAGATTATCGCCGCAACCGGTATCTCAAGCATTTTTGACCTTCCGGGTATTAGCAATATCGGTAGTCGAGGCCTGTCTGGTGGTACAGATAATGGCTATTTGACAACCGGAAACTACATCGACACCAATGAAGACGATGGCTTCAAGGATTACAGTACCGGTTCTGGTTGTGTTACCGACTGGAGTGGCAAGAACAAAACGCTTGCAATCGTGAAGCACGCAACTCAAATCATCTCAGCTTACTTGTTGTCAGATGCTAATGAGTCAGTTGCAACTAACTATGATGACGATGACGGCGTAAATCACGAGTTCGCTGAAGTTCCGACTACCGTTGAGGAAATGGCAAATGCTATGGAGATACTTTACAAGGCCAATAACAACCTGACGAAGTATCAACAGTTCCTTTATCCTGCCGGATTTGGATGTTATCTCTATCAGCCTACCGTTAAGGATGGCGAGGAGCTTGATCCTCAGTATGCTTCGACAAACTGGTATCTCCCTGCTTGTGGTGAAGAATATCGTCAGTACAGTTTCTTTGCTAAGTCAAGAACAGGCGGCATGGGTGACACTTATTCTGTTGGTCAGAATACGTCTCCAGCTGCAAGTGTCATTGACACAATGATTACTGACGCATTGGCTTCAGAGGAGTCAAATGAAATAAATTTGAATGTTTCTCCCTCTCATGTGGAGTACAGAAACTATACTGGTATAGAGATAGCTGCAATTAACCGCTATTTCCATAGCCTGGTAGAGGCTGAGAAACCGATTTATTCGATGGCTCTTTGGCGTGCTTTGGTGGCAAACGGTTCCGCACCGTTCACCCAGCACAGCACTGGCAACCATTGGTCGTCCACCGAGGGCTCATCCTACGGCTCGTGGTACGTCGATTTCGGCAATGGTAGTAGCAACAACGGCATCAAGCACGGCACTTACGTTGTTCGCCCTGCTGTAGCCTATCAGTTTTTTCTTTAATCTTCCTGGCGAGTTGCCTCTGGCAACTCGCCTATAACTGTTAAATAAATTTAAAAATCAATGGAAATCCAAGGCAAACAAATGTCCTTTGAAGAGGTATGCGACCTGTTTGATACCGGCGTACCTACTGAACCTGGAGAGCAAGTTATTCTCTCTAACGATGAAATTAATCGCGCTCGCCGCAACAAAAGAGCAGCACAAAAGAAGGCTGCTGGTTTTCAAAACACGCCCATTTACAGGTCGTTACATTCTTCAATGAGACTGCTTATAGAAATTGTACAACTTATGCCGAAGAAGACTGTCAAGATTACTGACATGCTTCTTCAAAACTATGCTGAGATGATCCGATGGACCGCTTCGGCATACAATCACCGTGATCCGCTACTTAAACAAAATGCTATCGAAGAATCTATTTCTTTAATGAGCGTGATAAAGATTATGCTCAACTGTATGTCCGGTCTCGTTAGCGATAAGAAGCACAAGCAGCTGACTGCATCATTTGATGCCGTGACGCGCCAACTCGTAGCATGGCGCAGCTCATTAGAACAAAGCGAGGGTCCCGATGATGAAGCCTGATAAACGCTACATCGGGAGAGAGCTTAGAGCTTTGCTCGGATATGGGCGGTTGACTCCGTGGCATGGTATTAACTATGTCCGGAGTTACGAAGCTGCACAACCGCATATAAACAGCACTGGCAACCATTGGTCATCCACCGAGAACTCATCCAACAACTCGTGGAACGTCAATTTCGGCAATGGTAATAGCAACAACAACAACAAGTACAACACTAACGTTGTTCGCCCTGCTGTAGCTCATCCGACAAAGGCTTGGCTTCAACTTAGGCAGACTCTCCAATTAGCCTATGAGGATTGTTGTCGAGGTAAGACTTCCAGTCAACAATGTCAAGACTATATCCCTATCGCTAACGAGGACCTGGATATACTTACTACCGAACTTATAGAAGGAACATACAAGCCCACTACATCAACCTGCTTTCTCGTCAGATTCCCGAAACTCAGAGAGGTATTCGCAGCCGCTTTCCGTGACCGTATCATACATCACTGGATATGTATGCGATTAGTGCCGCATTTTGAGGAACTGAACGAGAGCATAGGAAACGTTACGCATAACTGCCGTGTTGGATTTGGAACACGTTCAGCGGTTAACAGCGTATTCAACGCAATCAAAGAAGTAACTTACAGCTATGGTCAGGAAGCCTATCTTTTCAGAGGCGACTTGGTTGGCTTCTTCATGTCCTTACCTCAGCGCCGTATGTGCGACCAGCTTATTGAGTTTGCACAGGCGCAATATCATGGCGATTTCAAGAACTTGCTAATTTGGCTCATAGAAGTAGTTGTTATGCACCGACCCGAATTGAATTGTATGTTCAATTCCAAGCCCGCTGATTGGGCTGGGTTGGCGCATAACAAATCTCTATTCCGTTCCGGTAAAGGGCGAGGGGCGCCTATCGGGAACCTAACTACCCAGCTATTTGCCAATTTCTACATGACGGACTTCGATGCTTTTATGATGGATTGTGTGAAGAAACTGGAAGCACAAGGTATCCGTTGTTCATTCCAGCGTTTTGTAGATGATTTTATCATTGTTTGCAACGATAAGAAAGCGTTGAAATGGATGATAAAAGCGGCTGAAATCAAAATCAAGGCAATGGAACTGACGATGCACAAGGATAAGCGTTACATCCAGCCTACGAGCAAAGGCGTAATGTTTGTCGGCTCGTACCTGAAGAACGGTCGCATATATCTCAGTAATCGCACACTTGGTCGCTTCCGTGATAAAGTTATCGGTATTGAGCGTTACATGAAAGTTTCGGAACGAGAAATCACCTCAGCCGACCTCGACCATATACTTGCTACTCTCAATTCATATCTTGGCTTTTGTAAGGACCGCAAAACATATCGTTTGCGCCGACGTATTATGAAACCGCTTATCTATTCACATGAGTTTAAGCGTTACTTCAAAATCTCAAGATATGTCACAAAAGTTACTCTGAAAAAGAAATGGAAAACTATTATTAGATAGAAGGACTCTGATATGAAACAAGTATATAAATTCAACACGGAGCCTGCCACAATCAGTAATGGCGGCTATAAAAAGGGCAGCTGGATAGTCTGGCTGAACCTTAATGTGGCTGAAATCGAAGAGCCGCAAGAAAACCAACCTGAGCGTTTTGAGAGCGTGACTGACCGTTACGTGCTCTCTGATAAAACGCTCTCAGCATTTCTGGATGTAGTTGACCCGGCACATCTGGCTATGGCATCTAATACCGAACTGGAGGCTATATTGCGTTACTTCCAGACTGATGAGGATGTCGATAGCTGGAAGGCAATCCGTAAGGTTCAAATACAAGGTTACGACAGTAGCAATAAAGTCAATCAATTCTATTTGAATGACGTTGCGCTATGGCTTGACAAGGCTACCAGAGTGGGGCTTGTAAACTCCATCACTATCGAAAAGGAAGCAGGACGAGAAGAAACTTGTTTGTGGTTCGATGGCTTGATGGTTCGCATGAAAGTTACCGATGCACTGGCAGCGCTTTCTCAGCTTGAATTGTATGCTTTGGATTGCTATAACGTGACTGCTCAGCATCAAGTGGCTATCACGCAAGCGCAAGCTATTGATGAATTACGTGACTTTGACATCACCGCCGATTACCCGGAAATGCTCCAGTTCAAAATGTAAGAATAAGAGCAGCGTCTATCCCCTTTATGAAGAAGATTTGACTATTCTCTATAAAAGACCAGAACAGATATGGGTACAATCGCAAAAGGTGAAATAACTCTTAATACGGTAAACGACGCTTATACAGTGGCGATTACCCCGGCGTCTTGTACCATTAATGCTGATTTCGATGGCTCGAACCCTAAGCTGGATAATGCTAAGGGTGTGATTACGGTTAAGCGTGGTTCAAAAGACCTTCTCTTTGGGTTGGTTAACGTGACGACGAGTTCCTCAGATGTTTCAGTCTCGGTTTCTGCGTCAAGTGGCGTAGCAATTCAATTCCTTTTAAGCTCTATCTCTAACACAACTCTGTCAGGGTATGTGGATTTTGAGATTGTCGTTCTTGATAACACTAATTATCAAACCACTGTGCGTTTCTCGTTCTCAGTGATTCGTGAAGCAACAATGCTTGATTGGATTCAAGACTGGGAGGGTACTAAGACAAAAGTTGGCGGTACATATATTATGACCCCTAAGCTCTTTGTCGGCAAGAAGGAAGATGTCATCACTTATGTTGATGATGTTCCGACATGGAAAGAAGGTGCGCTTACAGGCGTTTATATCGGTCCGGACCTTCTCGGTTCGGGCGAGAATAGCGTCGGCATTTATGGTTATCTAAAGGACAAGGAAATCTTTCATATTAACGCTGAAGGAGGCTTGATTGGTGGCTGGACTATTAATGAGACCGGTCTCCAATCTTCTGACGGCGTGCTCAATATTTTAGCTGAAGGCTCGATCTATGCGCAAGACCCAAATTCATCAGACCCGTATTGGGGACTTTATTCTGATGGTAGTGCGATTTTTGCTAAGGGTAACGTGTCTTTCAGCTCAAATGGCGATGCTTCATTTGCAGGCACTATTAGGGCTTCAGGCGGTAATATCGCTGGGTGGGCTATCAATACTCGTCAGCTGTATAACAATAAGACTATTATTGATTCAAACGGTTGGATTGGTATTGATGCGTCACTCTTTCAAAGCATAAACATAAAGACTGGTATTATTGACTTTCCGGAAACCCCAACCGGCGGTGTGAAAATGTGGTACACATCAACCTCAGATTTCGGCTTTGCAGGTTGGAGCGTATCTGGTAAGGTGTTCCAACTTGGCTCAACCAATATGATTGCCGGCTGGAACTTCAACACTGCTGCTATATGGACCGGAAGCGATGCCCCGTATCTTACACAAAACGCTTATGCGACCAATTCAGGAGAGCTGACATTAGCTCCTAATGGATTGCGCTCTAATAAGTGGTACATTGACGCTGACGGTACTGCCGCTTTTGTAGGTGGTTCTGTTAGCTTTGGAACGGAGACTGCTGAGATGTTCGGGTGGCTGATGAGAGACGGAAGATTTTCATCCTCTCATGCCGCACTCATATCTCAGGATTTGTATTGCGGTTTGTTTGTGTCTCCAGCTGATTTGAGTGAGATAAGTTCATCAGCGTTATTGACTACCATTAATCGTAATGGTGGCATTTACATATATTCTGACGGAGCAAACTCTATAATGAGAGCTTATGATAAGTCAGGAAATAAGAGTTTTTATCTCAGTACTGCCGGCTATAATTCAATCGCTGCATGGATATTTGATGATACTGCATTATATGTTGGCTCATCAACGTTGGCAGATGACGGATTTGCTCAAGCAAATTCTATGTTGCTACTAAATAGTGGTATTTATGGACATTTATGGAAGCTTGTTAAAGATGGTTCTGGCGCTTTAGCCGGAGGTAAAATTAGTTGGGACACTGATGGTGCCGGCTATGTTGCTGGAGGTAATGTAAGTTGGGATGCGAGTGGCGCCGGTTCAATCGCTGGAGGAAAAATCACTTGGGATGCAAATGGCGTGATGTCTTTTGACGACTCCGTTAAGTTGTTCTGGGAGGAAGGCATAACCGCTGCTCAGATGATGGCATTTGGAACTATGCTCTATCGTGATCCTGAATTTGCCAGCGGATATAATGATACTAAATCATACTTATATAGTCGTAACGTCAGCTTAACAGTTGGCGACTATTTGTCATTCCTTCAGACGAATGGCATCAAGCTCATTGGCTCAGTTCGAATTACTAAAATTCGCATTAAGGGTATTGATACACCGCTATGGACCGGTTATCAATGGCTGTCTAATTCTACGTCTATCCAGTTCGTAGAAGCTGATGCGTTGAGTGATTTGACCGCATCCTCAGTAATCGTGTTTGAAGGCGATGGAGAAGGGGGTACAATCACTTTAACCGACGACAGCACGACTGATTATTGTTTGTATGACCCTGATGATTCAAGCGCAATAGGCACAGCCCGTGTTAATTTGACGAAAAGTATAGCTGATGACGATACTGCTCCTAATGATAGCGGTAAAGTATTAAGCATGGTCGTTTCTCGCTGGCGTAATGCTTCAGATTTACGATTAGCGGGGTTTGCGTTTTCAAATGACTCAAAAAAGAATGGTCAGTTTTTGGTGCGCATTGTGGCTAAGATCCCGGTTGGCTGGAAGATTAGTAATTTTCACAATGCCTATGGCGATGGAGGCACATCTAAGTGGCTCACGTCTCGTAGTGGCACTGGCGCATATACTGAATATCTTTGTCTTGTAACGTGCGGTGAGGATGGCACATTTAGCACCATTAATCATTTTGCACTGGAGATTGATAACGATAGTGGCTATGCTGTGTATGGTGATGTAACAGATGATTCTTTAGCTATCCGCATACGTAATGGTCTTACTCCCCCGCAATTAGCTCTATCAGTAACATGGAAGGTTGCAGTTGCTACGGTGTATGATGCCACATCCTCAGATAAGGTTACTACATATATTGATAAAAATGGTATTTATACCGGAACACTGAGAGCCGATCAGATTGTTGCTGGTACGATTACAAGTGATTTGATTGATACAGATAACTTAATCGTTAAACATATTTTTGCTGGTTTTGATGATGGCGAACACATAGAAATTGACCCCAATACTCAACAAATTGCTATCTATGATGCAGATGGTGTATTAGGCACTGCGTTGTCAGGTAAGACATATTCAGATGGTGCTGATGGAATTTACCAAAACACTATCAAGGGTACTGCGGATTTGACGCCTACTGTTAGTAATAACTCAATTCAGAAAGGGTCATATTCAAGTACTGGTACATCCGGTATAAGAATTAACATGCCTACATTATATTCAGCAGTATGGTATAGTGATTCGCCTTTACGTTTAACTTTTGATGCTGGTAAAGTTGTTATTTCGGCGTACTCAGGTGGCTATAGAGAAGTTTCTAACGGCAGTTCTTCTGGCAATAGTTCGACTATAACTCCTCCAACTCTTGAGAGTTATAACAAATCTTATGCGGAAGCGTATGTGGCGTTTACTCTTGAAGTAGCTGACGATGCAGACTTCACACAAAATGTTAAGTCGTATCCAATATGGAGTAGGTCAGCTTACGCATCTTCTTCAATGGCTGTAGCAGACAGTGACGGTTATCATCCATCTGTGTCAAGTAGTAACGTGCAGTCAAGCAACTCTGCTACAGACTCATTAATGGATTTACGCTCTGTTACGTCTCAGACTAAAGGGTATCATAGAATTGTAATGAAAGGATATGTAACTGCCAAGGGAGACAGCAGCTCTGCGAAAATCACTTGGGGCAGTTCATATTCCGGTGGTGCTAATTTGGCTGCAACTTATATTAATGAATTTTATGTTAGCCGATATTTTGCTAACGGGTTTTGTCTTGGTATCTCAGCTTCACAATACGTTTCTGTATGGAAAGATTCAAGTAGCAAGATGCACTTTAAGGCAGAGGAGTCTGGATATGGTTTGATGCTTTCAGACCAAGGCTTACAATATAAACATCACAGTGGTAGCTGGATGAAGATGCCGTTGCTTGTTTGGAAAGGCAAGATCACATGCAATTCATCAAGCAGCACATATTATGCAAGTAATCATTTGTCTTTTAATGGGCTGTCCATTACATCAGTTACAAGAAAGACAAACAGCGACGACTCAAATATTTCTAAGAATCACATTCATTTAGTATGTGCTTTCCCTGATTCATGGAGTACGCTAAATCTGTCTGTTAGCAACACTATTGTTAATCTGACAGGATATGGCGATACGATGATGAAAGGAACATTAGTGTCGATGTCAAATACGTCGATGACAATAGAAATAAGCGATGATGCCTCTGCTAATGACGGAGATTTGTTAATTGAAATTTATACAATAAGCTAATGCGTAAAGATATAGAATTACATATTCAAACAGGCGACGTTGCTCTTGACGCTCAGAATAAATTGAGACTGAGAACATTCAAGTGGGTCGATGACGACGAAACAGCCGCTATGTTATCTCGCTATATATATGGCGAGATAGACGTTCCGTATTCTGTAAGCACGCGCACCATCCAGAATAATGGCTTATATTTTGAAGTGCCTTATACCCCTAAATATAAGGAGTTCAAATTAAGGATACGCCGTGTATATGAAGACGGCACTTACGAATATTTGCAAAACGAGGTTGATGGCTCTCATTGGTTCTTAGCTCAAACGTCGCTGTATGGTACCGGCTTGAAGAATGTGTATGCGTCGATGTTGCCGGCAATCTCGGAAACGAGCTTTTATGCCTCTTTGCATGATGGTATCGCTGAGATATATTCCAGCAGCCAATCCGATTTTAATATCGTCAAGGCAAATAGACAGAACGCTAACTGTTTACTTGCGTGTTTTCCAGGCGGTAATTACCGATACCCATTAACAGGAGTCGGTTTGGCGCGTTGGATAAACTCTACCAATGTGATTTCTACGGACTTAACCACAGTTCTTCAGGACGAGTTTAGTGCTGATGGAGTGACAGTTAAGAACGCTGCATATAATTACGATACTCAACAAATGGAACTTGACTTGTCAGTTCAAGAAGACGATTAATATGGCTACATATACAGTAAAACCTAATCAAAATTTGTACGATGTTGCATTATATTTATATGGCAGCATTGAAGGGCTGTTTGACCTATTGATCAGCAATGAAGATATTAACATGACCACTGATTTAGTATATGGTCAAGAATTGACGTATCACGAGGGGTTTATCTTGAACTCAACAATCGTGGATGAGTTTGCTGATAAGTCAATCGTTCCGGCTTCAGGCGCACGAAAGGTATATTTCAAGCGCCCTGAAGAAGACTTGATTATGATTGTCGGAGTTAACGCTGACATGATATACGCCACATTCAAGGCATCAGGAGAAGGTTCTATGGTGATTGACTGGGGTGACAACTCGGAGCTTGAGACTATAACTCTTTCAACGAGCGTACAAAAGGTTGAGCATTATTTTGACAATGAAACTGAAAAGCGCAGAGTCAGAATCTATGGCGATAACAGCACATTAAAATTCATCCAGCTTGACACAACAGGACTGGGTGGAGCTTTGGTAATGTGTCGGCCATTGACGGTTGACGAATACACTTGTGTCGGTTGTGGATATGTACTAACAGGATTGACATTGTTTGATGGCACATACAAAGTTGATTTACATAGAAGTACAATCGCTAATCTGTTGCCTATCGGAGACATGGGGCTTCAGGAGCTTGATTTAACGGATGCTCGATTCGTAAACGATAGCGCAATCGACGATTATCTTGAGTATGTCGTTAAGCATTATGAGGACCGCAGACCATGTACTGTGTACCTCACAACAGAACCCGGAGCACGTGGATATGCGGCTATTGACACAATCTTAGGCGAACCTGAGTGGAACGTCTCAGATACTTGGAAATTTTATATTAACAATCAATTATATCAATCAGATGGCACGAACTCTTAGTGAAATATATGCGGTAGCTAAAGCGCAACGTGATAGCTATTTGGAGCTGACAGAATTTGAAAACAGCTCTAAGATGTCGGTGCTGGACGCATTTACATGGGTCACTTCTGCTTGTATATGGACGTTTGAGAATGTCGTTGATGTGTTTAAGATTGACCTTGCAAAAGACCTTCAGAACCGCATTAACGGCACTCCGGCTTACTTCGCTAACGCACTGCTGAAGTATCAGTCAGGCGACGAATTGGTGATGAATGACGAGGGCACTTCTTTCTCGTATGCCAGTGTTGATACGTCAAAACGTGTCATCACAAAAGTTGCATACTATGAGGAAGATGAAGCCGGATTTCACGATAAGCTCGTCAGATTTAAGATTGCAACCGGTGAGCCCGGTTCGTACTCTCGAATTGATGATAGCGAACTTGTGTCTATCCGTGCTTATCTCAACCAAATCTTGTTTGCCGGTCAACACGCGAAAGTTGTAAGCCGCATTGGTGACATCTTGGTTCCAAGAGTAGTTGTGTACTATGATGGAGCTGTGACTGAAGACGACCTGTACACAAGTATTGAAACAGCACTGAATGACTTCATCGCCAATATCGACTTCAACGGTGTGATATACGCTCAGAAAGTGATTGACTGCATCCAGAATGTAGAGCACGTAACTGACGTATCGGTATCGTCTAAAGACACCGATTACCAAGGCATTTATATAGCCTCGTATGACGACGATAACAACCTCATCAAAACCAATGATGACCCATTGGTGAAGATTGACCGTTACGTTGTACCAAACTCAGGCTATATCAAACAAAGCTCCGGCACTGGTGAGGAGGTTGATATTCCTTTGTGGCGTGATACAATAATCCTTAAACTGGAAGATAACGTATGAGGTACTTCATTAATTTCGATAAGACAATAAATCAGCTTGTGCCCTACTACATGGGAGGGCGCAGACTGATTCTGTACTTACAAGCCCTCATGTATCCGTTACGACAGGTTAATGATGAGTTTGTAGAGTACGCTAAGGAAACCCGTATTGAGGCAGCTATGACCTCTCAGATATTTAAGTTTGAGTGGTATCTCAATCGAAAATTCAGTAAGTACTTCGCTAACGGTGGTCGTATAGCAATCACCAGCTCCGAGACGCTTGGCGTTCCTTTCTATCTGGAGTCTGCCAATATTGCTAATAGTGAAAACCCTGTTGTCCGCTTTAAGTCGGAAAACAATAATACTAACCAGCTAATCCTCTATCGGAGCGATGAGCAAACCGGCAAAAGTAGTGTGAGCTTCATCGTCACTACTCCCAAAATTGATACGAAACTCATTAGTGAGCAAAAATATACCGCAATGCTGAAATATGTCATCGACAAGTATCGGCTTGCTAATAAAACATATATCATCAAATACGAATCATAATGAAAGAATTTAGCGCAGAAACTGGTGGTCGCTATACTTACGCCGATGACATTGAGAACCTTCAGGAGCTGTCATTGGCTTTCGCCCAGATTTTCGATGATTGTGATAACTTCATAGTTAGTGGCTGTGAGGTTTCTTCCGGCTCGATCAGCGCCGGCTATGTGTACCTTAACGGAAGGCTGCGCAAGTTCTCAGGCGCAACCGGTATCTCGTCATGGCCTCAGTACATATATGAACTCAATTCAACTGAGAGTGTACCGTATGAAAGTGGTACGACTAAGGTTGGTCGTAATGTGTATGGCTGTGCGGTTGCTAAGTCCGTTCCTGTTACTAAAGACCCTCTTACATCTAAAGTTCCTCAGTCTATCTCTATTGCATCGACTGGTGGCAAGCGAATGAAGGATGCGTTCATTGGCAAATATGCGCTTCTGCTTAATCCTGCCAGTGACACTCAGACCGTAAACAGCGCTGTGAACTTTTCTAAGACGTTGCAAGCACTGGGTAGCTTGGTGGCTAACAAGGATGTGAAGATTGTCAGTGGTTCTCTGACTACCACACTGAGTTATGACAGTTCAGCTTTCAATGTAACGCTGTCAGGTGGCACGAATACATACAAATTCTCGTTGATTGACGGCACCGGTTTTGGTTTTTATGTAAACGGTAACTTGGTTGCAACAATCAATGCGTCAGCCATCACTTTTAATCAGCCGGTTACAGCTTCCAAGGGTACTTTCGGCGGGCTTGTGATGCACGATAATTACCTGTATCAAGGCACTGCCAACGCCGAGAGCTCGTTGTACATCAACTACTATGGTTACGGCAATAGTTCTTCATATTACCGCAACACTTATATTGGCAATGGCAAAGGTTCAATCCTGCTTGCTGTCAATGGTGCATCAGGTTCTATCAGCGCAAATGGGCAAACTACTATAACCACAAATGAGGTAGATGCGCTCATTCTCAAGAATAAGACTTATTCTAAGAATAACGCAAGCCTTGTCAACGCTATCTCTTGGAAAGACAGCGCCGGTAGTGTTATGGCTCGTGCCGGTTTTACCAGCACCGCCGACCAGATTTTCCGTATCATTTGTTCTTCATACGATATTGAGGTTACAGCTGGTACGGCGGTCAACATTGGGCCGGCTATTAAAGAAGGTGGCGTTCTATTGTCTGAGAAGTATGTGATTGTTTCAGATTTGGAAAGTGCTCTTGGTGGCAAAATTAACGTGTCAGATGTGTACTCTACTACACAAGCCGATGCAAAGTTTGCGACCAAGGCTGGCGGTCTCTCTCAGTTCGTAAACAGTACAAATACCGCTGCCGTGTGTCGCACTCAAATTGGAGCGGTCGGTTCATCAGAGCTTAGCAGTTATGCCAAACTGAGCAACTTCCTCTCTGATATGGCTACGTCAGATGCCAACAAGAAGAAAATCCGTGATAATATTGGAGCTGCTGCCGTTGATGAGTTCCAGACTAAGCTAACAGACTCTGGTTGGATTCTCGTTAAGGACTCTCTCTATGTGCGTCAGATTGGTAATATCGTCAGCGTACAGGGTACAGTAAAGACGGTTCACTCAGGCACGGTATTCACGATACCAAACTCTATCCAAGCTCCAACGCACGCTGTTAAACATTGTATCTCTTTTGCCAACAACCGTAACTGGGTGTGCAAGATTGACGCAGGACAGAGAGCTTGTACGGTTGTCTATTGTGACAGCAGTTGTAGCCGCAATACAGAATTTTCACTCTCATATATGATATAGCAATGAAAAAGTACAATTCACCAGCGCAGGCCCGTAGCCTTCGCGAAATCGAAGCTGCTGCTTATGCGCCGGCTATCGAAAACATTCAAAACGTTACTTGCGATGTTCAACCCGTATGTACCGCCGAAGCGACAGAAGAAGCGGGGGCCGAAGCCCAAGCCGAAACCAAAGCCAAAAAAGCGCGGAGCAAAAAGAATACCGAGACGGTTTGATGAAGTTCCGCTGGGCTATAATTTACGCTTAAAGGCACCATTAGAGTACGACCTCATATTGCAAGTGGTCGGCCCTAATGGTAAGCCTGAAGCGGACTTGGTGGAAGCCATCAGTTATTGCTCAGCCAACCCATACTTCCGAACCGAACAATTCCGAAAGGCTCTGATAAAGTATCGTGAAAGGGGCTGCACGACAGACCATGTAAAGAAGCCGCCATCCCCAGCGACCATCGCCAGAGCTATCACAATAAGAAAAAATGGTCTAAAAAGACAGTTTTCAAATGAGTGCGAATGATTAAAAATTATTCGCACTTTTCTTTATAATTTTGAAAATTATTTGTACCTTTACACCGTTTTTCAAATTGATATAGTACAGAATCCAGTAATAAACATTATGCAAATCCCTATAAATGAAGGACTTTACTGTGTCTGTACGCAAGCTTACAGACATTGAACTTTTAAGGGAAGCGTGCGAAACGACTTTCTTGGGAACGAGTCATGCGTCGTTAAGTTCTCTTTACAAGTCTGAACACTCCCCGGTGAGGACCCAACTCTTCTGGATCAGCCTTAAAAACATCCCGCTCTTTGTGAGCACTCATCTCCTTCGACATCACGTTGGTTCTGTTCCGTTCCAGCTATCTTGCCGAGATGACCGCAAAGGTGGCAATCCAGGTTTGCCCGGTCGAGTAGAGGAAATCAAAACACAGTTGCAATCTATTTTGGACCATTTTTCAAAAGGAGGCAGCTACCACAACGGTATTCATGCCGAAGCCGAAAACATTATCACAGAATTAGATTGGATTGCAGAAAACACAGACCGTCAAACTCCGGTGAACCTCAGTCTGTGTATCAACGCCCAATCCCTTATTGACATGGCAAAACTCCGTCTTTGTACTGGGTGTGCTTCAAAAGAAACAGTGATTGTCTTCCGTGCCATTAAAAATGAAATCGCAAAAATTGACCCTGAGTTAGCTGCTATGATGGTTCGCAAGTGTGTGTACCGCAATGGCCTGTGCGGAGAACCGCGCTGTTGTGGATTCAATCACACTTCAGAGTTCCAAGCTGAACTCGGAGATTACGTTTCTCACTTCTCAGAGAAACAAATAGGAACAAACCTCAAATCCAATACAACAAAATGACCATACAAGAATGGCTTAACAACGAGGATTTGCCTATCACCATTTGGAAGAAGAAATACCAGCAAAACGGGGAAGACTTCGAGCAATGGCTTGATAGAGTTTCAGGACAGGACGAAGAAGTAAAAGCTTTAATTCGTGATCAAAAATTTATCTTCGCCGGTCGCATTTTATCTAATCGTGGCGTAACTGGAAGACGCTTAACTTTAAGTAACTGTTTTACGGGCAATACCAAAATCTTTACAGATAGCGGTATTCAAACTTTAGAAACTTTATATCGTCAAGGCAAAGATATTAAAGTTTTATCCAATAGCTCTTGGCGTGACGCTCACGTAGAGCATTTTGGTGTGCAACCAATCAAGCGCATTTATCTCAAACGTGGAAATACAGTTCGCTCTTTTGACGTGACAGGAAATCACCAATGGTACGTTAAAGAAGGCGATGGGGCTTTTGTGCTTAAAACCACAGATGAACTGAAGTTCGGTGACATTATTCCAAAAGAAGTAATGAAGTGTTACCGACAATATAAGCCTAATCCAGTAGGGGTGGCACATGGATTCTTTCATGGGGACGGCGATCATAACCCCAATAAGCCAGGACGTCGAGTAAATATCTGCGTTGGTAAGGAGGATTTGATTCCTTATTTCACCCCTGATACTATTGGACATTCTGGGGACACCATCACAATTTGTGGACAGCCACGCTTTTTCAATTCATATCCTGACTTACATGAAGCGAAGTCGTATCTGTATGGATGGTTGGCTGGTTATTTTGCAGCTGATGGGTCTGTGGATATGCGTGGCTCATGTGTGCTATGTTCGTCACATCGTGAAGATTTGGAATATGCTCAAAGTGTGTTGTGCGTTCTTGGCATCCCTAATGAAGAAATACGTCAACAAACTCGTGTTAGCAATCTGAACGGCGAAACTGGGACAATTTATATCTTGTCTCTCAACAAGGAATATCTAAATACGAACTTCTTTATTAGAACCAAGCATCGTGAACGTTTCATGCAAAACCCATTTCGATGCTCTAAAGATTGGCGAGTAAACCGTGTTGAGGACTTGAATACATGTGCAGACGTGTATTGCGCTGTTGTTCCAGAAACACATAGTTTTGCGTTAGACGGTGGCATTAAAACACATAACTGTTACGTGTGTACGCCGCCTGAAGACAACTTGGAATCAATTTTCGAGGCTGGCGCAAAAATGGCACGTACATTTAGTTATGGCGGTGGATGCGGACTGGATGTAAGTAAGCTTCGCCCGAAATCAGCACCAGTAAACAACGCTGCGAAAACTACTTCAGGAACTACCAGTTTCATGGACTTTTACAGTTATGTGACTGGATTAATCGGTCAAGAGGGCCGGCGCGGAGCAACAATGCTTAGCATTTCTTGTGAGCATCCCGACCTTATCGAGTTCATTAATCTCAAGTCAAATCTGGATGTATGCACCAAAGCAAACATCTCGGTGCGCGTAACAGACGCCTTTATGAAGGCGGTAGAAAACAACGCTGACTTCACACTACATTTCACATTGGAAGATGGCTCAGAAATCAAAAAGGTTATCAACGCTAAAGAAGTATTTGTGCTCTTGGCGAAACGTAACTGGGAGATGGCTGAACCGGGCATCCTTTATTGGGACCGAATTGCTAATTACAATCTACTCCAGAATACAGGGTTTGAATACGCTGGTGTGAACCCATGCGCCGAAGAACCCCTGCCAGCCGGTGGAAGCTGCCTGCTTGGTAGTATTAACCTCAGCAAGTTCGTCGTGCATCCATTTACCAACGTTGCTTTCATTGACACTGACCGTTTGGCTGAGATAGTGGAAGTAGCTGTAAGGGCTTTGAACGATGTGCTCATGGAAGGCTTACCGCTTCATCCGCTTCAGGAGCAACGTGACGCTGTGAGAGATTGGAGGCAAATTGGTCTTGGCACTCTTGGTCTTGGTGATATGCTCATCATGTGCGGCTTGAAATATGGCTCTCGTGAATCATTAGAAACAATCCGCTCAGTCTATCATATTATCGCCGCTTCAGCAGTACACGCCTCGCTTCAGATGGCAAAACAGTATGGAGCGTTCCCTAAATGTTCACCAGAAATCAAAGAAGCAATCGTCAAGTCTGATTTCGTTCAGTACTTAGATTTGCCGGATTCAATTCTGGACGAAATTAAGGAGTACGGTCTTTACAACTCTCAGCTTTTGACTTGCGCCCCGACTGGAACAATCGGCACAATGCTTCAGGTGAGCACCGGCGTTGAACCAAACTTCGCTTTCTCTTATAATCGACGTACCGTTTCTTTGAACTCTGAAGAAACAACATATAAAGTAGATACCAAAATCGTATCTGACTTCAGAAAGGCGACCGGCATGACGGAGCTTCCAGACTATTTTGTATCCTCTGCTGACATTGATTACCATGACCGTGTTCGCGTTCAGGCAATGCTTCAGAAATACATCGACGCATCAATTAGCTCTACCGTTAATCTGCCTAACAGTGCCACTATTGAAGATGTTGCTGACCTTTACATGGAAGCTTGGATAAACGGTTTGAAAGGTATCACAATATGGCGTGACGGTTGTCAACGTCAAGCTATCCTCTCAACCGATAAAAAGGAAGAGCCTAAAAAAGAAGCTGAGCCTGTTGACGAGAACGCTCCGACAAAAGTCAAGAAAGCTTCAGACGACTGTATCGGTCGTAAGCGCACTCTTGTTACCGGCTGTGGTACTTTGCATCTCACAGCGTTCTTTGACCGTCACACGGGACAATTACTGGAGACATACTTCAGCAAGGGCTCACAAGGTGGCTGTGCATTGTTTATGGTTGGCTTGTCGCGTATGGTCTCTTTGGCTGCTCGTGGTAATATTTCAATCCATGACATTGTTGACCAGCTAAAGAGTGCCGGCACGTGTCCGTCTTACGCTGTTAGAAAAGCCACTCGCAAAGACACTTCAATCGGTTCGAGCTGTCCGGTAGCAATCGGTTATGCTTTGATTGATATGTATAACGAGTTGCAAAAGGAGCTTCATGGCGAGCAGCATCAGGAAGAAAACAAGCAACCCAGTGTGGACTCTCCAAAGTGTCCTAAATGCGGTGAGCCTATCCAGATGGTAGAAGGTTGTATGACCTGTGCATCGTGTGGATATTCCAAATGTAGCTAAATAAATCTATCTATACCCCTTCTGCCTTCGGGAACAACGGAAGGGGTATAGCTTTAGACAAAACAGTTTCATTATTAATCCTTTTGACATAAATGAAACTTTTTTCTTTCTGTTTTTCAATCACTTAGATATTTTTTCATTTAACTTCTTGAAAATTTTTTCCAAAATATTTTGTTAAGTTAAAAATTCATCTTATCTTTGCAACGTATTAATAAACCAAAGTTATCAAAAATGAAAGAAATGACATGATTAGAAGTAAGGGCATAGTCGAAGTCCATGAGGGCTATGCCGACTCCAGCGAGCTAAAAGAGGCTGTGGACATTTTGCCGGACGGAGAGTATGGTTATCTCCTTTTCGACAAAAAGAAAAACCGCTCGCTACCTCAGTTGAAGTTTCTATTCGGCTACCTACTCAAAACTCTCAGCGATGAGTTAGAAGGGAACCCGGACGTGGAAGCACTATACAGTTATTTTGAAGAGCTATACGCACCGATTCATCACTGTAAAATCCCAGGAGAAAAGGAAGAGTTTGAATACTTTGACCTTAAAAACGAACCAGCAACTGAGATGGATTATGTCATCAACAAGATTATCCATCATGCCAAGACAGAATGGGACATCGACCTGTTAACCCGTGAACGGCTCAAAGCCGCTGAAGCAAGCGAACTCTACGCAGGTGCCTACGCTGATACTTGGAAAAATTACCAAAGAAAAATATGATAGACCAATTTTATCATTATGATGGATCAAGACAACGCACGTTCAATCTTCAGCGTGTTTGCCGCCTCTCAAGAAACATTCGAGGAAGCAAAAAAGAAGAGCAGTGAAGAAAGTAGAAAGAAAGCCTCATTCTTCCGTTTTGCCAAAGATGGCACTTACAGTATTCGTATTCTTCCCCTTGCACCGGTTATGGACAAGGATGGCAATTTCCTTCCTTTGGACCGTAAGGGCTACGAATATCCCCTCCGTTCTCTGATGCTCAAGATTGAGAACAACAAGAAGCTCATCAAGGGCAAACCCGAAATCCACTACGTTACAGTCTGCAACGCTAAGTACGCCTTCAAAGACATTGAAGCAGACCTTATCGACACCTATGTATCAACCGCATGTGAGCAATACGCTGACGATGAAGCTCTTTGCAAGAAACTCCGCGAGGGCAGCTTCTCAGGTGGTCTCAAATGGGATTCACGTCGCTGCATGTACATTATCGACCTCGACAATGTAGGCGACGGTATCCAAATCCTTCAGCTTTCTTACTCTCAGTACAAGGACTTGGAAGAACGTAAGCTCAACCTTTGGGGCAAGCTCAACAAGAATGGCAAAAACGTCCCCTGTCCTATCTCGTCAATCGACGCTGCTTATCCGGTCGAAATCATCCGCAAGACCGAGAATGGCAAAGCAAGCTACAGCTTTAACATTGACACTGTAGCCGACAAGCACATCCTCGAAGAAACAACCCTTCAGAACCTGCTTGACATGCCTCGCCTGCCGGAGCAAATCTACCGCTACACTCGCTATCACCTCGAAGCTACTGTCGCATATCTCACCCAGCTGGATGAGAAATTCGACATCGACGTTGTAAACACTGACGCAGTTCAGAATTGCATCGCTCAAATCAAGCTTCTTCTCCCTGCTGACGACCAGTCTCATTTTACTCTTGGCGACAAGGACGGTGACGACTCAGACGCAAATGCCAACGACATCGACTCGCTCTGGAAACGTTACGATGAACTCGTAGCTGCTGACCTCGATGACCAGACCGCAGAAGGTCAGGAGCTCCGCACTGCAATCTTGGCGTTCATCGACGCTAACGGTCTTGAGGTTAAGGTTGGTCGCAAGAAAACCAATGAGGACATCCTCAACGAAATCGAAGATGAATTGGCTGCTATTGCCGATGAAGCAGATGAGGATGAGGAACCTGCTAAGCCCGCTTCAAAGCGTAAGCCTGAACCCGAACCTGAAGCTGACGATGAGGACGATGACGAGCCTGAAACACCAGCTGACGAACCGGAAGACGATGAAGATGATGAACCGGAGGAACAGCCGGAACACGCATCTCGTCGCCGCAGCCGCAACGATGACACTAACGAACCTGCTGTTCGTGGAAGCCGCCGTGGAGCTCGTCCTCCTCGCCGCCGTGACTAATCTCAACATCACTAATTAAAATGTTCGCCCAGTATTGTCTGGGCGGGCATTTTCCTAACATCCTCTACATTATGTTGAAATGCTTTCCATGTGCGTTGTTGATAAATGACATTCACGTCAGCAAGGACAATATCGCAGAGTTCCATAAAAACTGGGATGAAGCTCTTGAGATTTGCAAGGCTAACAAAATCCAATACTTGATTGTTGGTGGCGATATGTGGCTCTCGCGTAGTGCGCAAACATTGGCAACGCTTATTGCCGTCAGAGATGCAATCCTGAAGGCAACCAAAATATATGACTTGTATGTGGTTATTGCAAATGGCAATCACTGCAAAGTTAATCAGGAAGATATTGCAGGCTATAGTCATATCTTCTCAGACTACGAATCGGTCGAAGTGGTAAACGAGTTTACTTCGATTGAACTTTCGGACTCTACTTCAATATGGATTATGAGCTACTTCCCTGAGAATGGTTCGTTCATCCAGCATTATGAAGCGGTTAAAGCCCATCTTGAAGGACACCGCAGCGCTTATAATGTCTTATATATCCATGAAGGTATTAGAGGTGGCTTAGCAGCACCCAGTGACGATGAGCTACCTGCTAATTTGTTTAGCGATTTTGATGCTACTTTTGTAGGCCATTACCACAATCGTAAACGAGTACCAGGCACCAACATTGAATATATTGGCGCTTCTCGTCAGCACAATTTTGGTGAAGATGAGGAAAAAGGCTACACCATACTTAATTCAGACGGTTCGATCAAGTTTGTCAAGAACGAGGTCAACCAGCGTTATCTCGTTCTTGAAGTTGATATTGCAGATATGGACGATGGCTTTATGGCTCGTTTAGCAGAAATTAAAGCAGACAGCCGATACAAGGTCAAAGTACGTATCAAATGTGACTCAGCTCAGTCATCTTCTGTCAATAAGCAGAAGCTGGCAGAATGTGGCGCAAATAAAATTGAGCTTGTGACAGAGCAAACCGAAGTGATGAACACCAATCATCAAGCCATCACTCAGAAGTTTGACAAGTCCGGCATTAAGGAAGAGTACACTAATTTCTGTGCTCAGAAATCAATCGACAATCAACTGGGACTCCATTATCTCGAAAAACTGAATTAAGTATGTGGCACTTAAAATCCATTCACGCTAACAATCTTTGCTCTTTCCTGGAGATGGATTACACTCTCAAGCAAGGAGAGGCAACACTTATCTTTGGTAACAACTTGGATAGCGATTCCCAGAACTCTAATGGCTCTGGTAAATCAGCCCTTATTGAAGCCATCGCTATCGCATTGACCGGTGAGCCTTTACGCAAGGTCAATGTCGATGAGATTATTAACGATACACAGGACGAAGCAGCTATTTCTGCCGTTCTGACCAATGACACATTAGGAGAGCAAATGACTATCAATCGTAAGCTCTCTCGTAAACAGCCTCAACTCATTCAAATTCTCAAGCAAACCGGAGAATTTGATAACGAGGTTGAAGAAATTAGTCAAGCTACTGTTGCGGATTACAACAAATATATCCTCGATCAACTTGGTTTGACTAAGGATGATATATTTGCGAACTTTATCCTAACAGCTCGTAAATACAAATCTTTTCTTTCCAGCTCTGACAAAGAGAAGAAAGAGATTATCAACCGCTTCAGCAACGGCGTATTGGTAGATGAGTCTATCGAAGAACTTCATACCGATATGGCGCCGGTTCAAGAAGAATTGAACAAAGCTGAAAAAGAGGTAGCTACATGCACAGGTAGAGTTGAGGCTCTTGCAGGTGAGATTGAAAAGGCTATCAACGAGTCAGCAGAACGTAAAGCCACTAATGCTTCCAGAATTAAAAACTGGGAGGACGCTATTGTTGCAAAGCGTTCAGAAATTCGCTCAGTATCGGATAACATCGCTAAGGTCGAAGATAGTTTAGACTCGCTTGACGCTCTTGATGCAGCCATGCAAAAATTAGAGAAAGGCAAATCTGATGCTAACGAGGCTCTTGAAACAATCAACGAGCAATTCAAGGCAAATGATTTAGCGTTGACTACCGATTACGCTCGTGAAATTGTTGTTCTCCACTCTCAGTACGAGCAGGCTCAAAAGGCTGCTGAAGAAGCCAACCAAGAGATTAAAAAGCTTCAGACCGCTTTGGAAGACGCTGAAAAGGAGCGTGACCAAGCTCTTAAAACTCTCAACGCAAAGTTCAATAAGAACAAAAAAGACAGTGAAGATTGTGCCAGCAGTCTATCTAAGCTTTCTACTGAGGTGCGTGAGCTTCAGAAAAAAGCGGATGATTTAACTGCTGAGCGCACATCTACAAAAAGTCTGTGCATGACGCTTTCAAACCAATTAGCCGGCGTTATTGAGTGTCCGAAATGCAAGCACGAGTTTATACTCAACTCTCAGCTTGATGTTACAGACGCTCGCCATAAACTCGACACTCTCCAAGAAGCCTTGCGTCAAATCGCAAACAAGATTGAAGAGAATGAGGCAAAGTATAACAAGGTTGTGGCTGATGGCAAGAAACAACGTGAAGCAGAAGTTACTCTTGATGACGAGCGTCGTGCTCTTAACCAAGAGAGCCGCGACATCGCTGCTAAATATGAGGCTGCTGCTAATAAGTGCGCTGATTGCTCTAAGAAGGTTGACCAGATTAGCGCCAGCTTGAAAGACGTTCAAAACAAGATTTCGAGAATCCGCAAACGTATCTTTGATGATGTGTTTGAAGTGATTGACGAAGCTTACAAACGTCGTGAGGCTACTATCAAATCGTATGAGGAAGATATTGAAACTCTCAAAGGCTCTATCTCATCGTTTGAGAACGCCATCCAGCAAGCTAAGAGTGCATCTGAAGAAGATATGCTCATCTCTCTCAAAGAAAGTCAAGAACAATACCAAAAGGAGCTTCAGACCGCTATCCAAGCTAAGAATGAGGTAGAAGGTCGCTTGAATGAATTGCAAGCTCAGGAAGCCACTTTTGTAGAGTTCAAAACCTATCTTGCAAATACAAAAATCAACGCCATCTCCCAGATAACCAATGAGTTCCTGGAGACCATTGGCAGCGATATACGAGTTGCGTTGTCCGGATACACAGTGCTTAAATCCGGCAAAGTACGCGACAAAATTTCCGTATCACTTTTACGTGACGGTGTGGACTGCGGTTCATTTGAAAAGTTCTCAGCTGGAGAACGAGTACGAGTTGAACTTGCCAGCATCCTAAGCATGAACCAGTTGACGAATATGAACTGCGAAGATGGGAAGGGTTTGGACCTTCTTATCGCTGATGAAGTTCTTGATAGTGCCGACGAGCAAGGTCTCGCCAGTGTATTCAAAGCACTCAATAAAACACAGCTCACTTCATTAGTGGTTAGCCACGGTTTGACAAACGAAGGCTACCCCAACAAAATTACTGTAGTTAAAAGTAATGGGGTATCCTCTATTTATGAAACCAATCACATCATCTGAACGATTAAATCGAAACCAAGTTGCAGCCCTGGACATCGCAACTCACACAGGATTTTTCTGCTTAAATGAGCGAGGTACTTGGGATTTCACCGAGTCCATGCGCCGCAACAATAATAAGCAACACAAAGCCTTTCGTGACACCTTAATTGATTTTATTCAACGCAATGACATCAAACAAATAGTCGCCGAGGACGTTAGTGTAAACAATCATTTCACAGACACCAGAAAACTGTCTGAATTTCGTGGAATTTTATTCGAGGTGTGCGACACTCTCGATCTTCCGGAGCCTGTCTTTATTAATCCTATGACTGTCAAAAAGTTTGCTACTGGAGACGGTCACGCTAAGAAGGACAAGATGATTCAATTCTGTAAGCTCCGATGGCAAATTGAGCCCGGCGACGACAACGAGGCCGACGCAATACACATATTCTTTTGTTACATCAAGCGTTTTAACCTCTGAAATCATGCAACGACCAATCACGAATCACAGTGTTTCACCGGTACCATCGAAAGAAGTAAAGAAGCATAAGAAAGCTCTAAATGCTCATCTGAAGGAATTTTTTAAGCTACTTGACTCTCGTCCCAAACCGACAACAGAGACAATCCGAGCTGAGTTCATAAGACATGAAGCGGAGTGGCATCTCTACTGCGCTAAGCATCGTCTTGGGGCACGTTTAGCAGAGTTGTTCAACGCTAACGTGTCACTCGAATGGGAACGAAAGTACACTGCCCAGCAGAACCAGTAACTGATCCGGAGAGTGACCCCGAAGTAATTGCTCGCAGGACAGCGCTATTTAACAAGTACATCACGCCATTCATCAACATGATATTTAAGCTTGTTGTGCGATATTCAAATAGCCCTGATAACGTTGAAGAAAACTATTCTGAGGTGTTGGTAAATTTCTATCGTTACATTGAAACTTACGACCCCAGCCGTCCGATTCGAACGTGGATTCACATTTGCGTTAAACGACAGGTTTTTGCCTGTGAACGCCAACGTCAAGCCCACAATAATAAGGACTACGACAACGACATTGAGGATTACGAGGAAGAACTCTTTGCTGATGACCACATCAGCAGTAACATGCTTGGTGTGGATAACTGGAGAGAGCTATACAGTGCCGATATAGTTTCAGTGCTGGATGAGCTCAAACCACGTCATCGGGATGCTCTAATTCTGCAAGAAGCAGGATACTCTTTAAAGGAAATTGCGGAGATTGAATATGCTAAAGGTTCACTGAAAACTCCGAACATCGAAACGATTAAAAGCCGACTTAGATTGGCCCGACAACACTTAAAAAACAATATCACAAGAGATGGTAAACGAATACCTCGTCAAGCAGACGCTGAAGATGTTCCATGAGATTGCGTCTAAGCTTATCCACCCAGGTTACAAGCTCCCCCAAGGCGGGGAGCCAACCAGGGTGATACGCACGGCATTGCAACGATTGGAAAAACAATATGGGGCGCTTACAGGACAGCGTATCGTGGACTACGTGATATGTTCGGCTCATGCTTTCAAAGACCGTGGGTCTAATTGGAAGCTGAACCAAGTGTTCGGACCGAAATCTATGGAACGGTTCAACACCGATAAGGGGCGTGTCTATTACGAGAATAAATGGCTGAGCGGTGTAGATTTGAGCCGCAACGATTTATTGGCTATGATAGTGGACCGCAGCGAACATCCGAAAGCAAAGTATGTCTTGGTTCCCAGCGAAGAAGGGACAAAGATGAGATTGCTCAACCGTGAAGTAGGATTTGTCATTTGCCAAACTTCTACTTTAGGTTGGTCTCCGCTTTCTGAGGCTTGTTCCCAGTGCAATTTTATAGAAAAATGTAAAGTAGAAACGCAAAAAAAATTCCCGGAGATATACCGGTTAAGAACAGAATATGTCAGCAAGTAATAAAACAAACGTACTATCAGAGGCTTTCATCGAAGACCTGTTCATCACATGTATCGAGGATAGCTACATTCTTTCAATGGTATGTGAGTATCTGGAGGAGGAACATCTTCCGGACAGAAATACAGCTGCTGTTTTGAAGGCTTTTAAGGACTACTATAGGGAGTATCGCCGTGTTCCCAACTACTCTATCATCCAGCAAAAACTGGCTGGTAAGAATGGTGCTCTCAGGTTCTGGAAGGAAGCGTATGATGATGGAGAAGCGTTTGATACCGATGAATGTCTTGGATTGCTGGAAGAATATTTGAAACGAGTTGAATTTCAGAAGGTATATAAGAAAGCCGGCGAAATCTACAACCGTGACGGACTTGAAAATGCTCAGACAGAACTATCTAAATACATTGATTGGGTTCGCACATTTTCATTAACAGAATCGACATTTACCGATGTGATTAACACGTTTACATCACGTCACATTCAAAATAGAGCTAAGAATAATGCTCGCGGTGCAATCAGGGCAATTACCAGATTCTACATCGACGAGCTCGATCATCTCAATCAAGACCGTGACTTACGTGGTCAGCTCTCTTGCATACTTGCCCCGACCGGCGTAGGTAAGAGTCACGCATCACGATGGATTGGGTCTCAGGCATGTATCGACGGATTTAACGTACTGCATTTCCAGCTGGAAGGTAGCCGTGAGGAAGTTGAAAATGCCTACTCCGCAGCGCTCGTAGCTTGTAACGCTTATAGTTATGAGAAAGGTTTTATCAAGGATAAGGATATGGACGAGTTTGCTAAGGAGATTGAAGATATTGCCGGCAAGTTGTTCGTGCGTAGTTATCCTAAATTTAACCAGCATGTATCGACTATCAATATCAAGGAAGCCATTGCAGAGTTCCGCAAGAACTACAATGTGAAGCCCGACATCATTATCATAGACTCGATGGACCTGCTTACGGACTCATCAGGTCGCAAATATGGTGATAGCGGTGAGCGTTTGAAACGTATTGCAGTTGCCAATGACCTTAAAGATATTGCCAGCGAGGAAGAAGTCTGGGTGGTGACAACATATCAGGCCCGTATCGAAAATCCTGATTGGGTTAATGATGAGAAAAATGTATTGACTGAGTATTCTTCATCAGAGGCAAAAGGTATTGCTCAGCCGATGACTCACCTCATCACGCTTAACCAGTCAGCTAACGAGCGCAGAGAAAAGACCATGCGTATTCACATAGCAAAGAGCCGTTTCTTCACGAAAGGAGATACGTTCAAAATTGCTACCGATTACGACCACGAGAGATTTTTTGACCGTCAACGAACCGCTAACTTATAAAGACAAGGCTTATGTACATTAGTAAGGAAGAAAAGGATTACTTAATACGTGAGCTCCAAGTAGAGCTTCACGCAAGGTTAGATGGCGGTCGTAAGAACCTTATTGTGCCTGAGTGTCCTTATTGTGGCAAATCAGGAGGCAAGTTCGGCATCTACGTCGGTCCTGAAAAAAACAACAAGATATTCGGCATGGGGCATTGCTTTTCATGCGGTCATACTTGCAAAGACCTCAATCGTTTACTTGAGGATATTGGTCGCCCGGATTTGCAAATCAAGGAAACCGCTCAGTTTACACCGATAGAAGTACCGGAGTTTTTCGGACTGGAAGAAGATGAGATTGACGATGAGCTTGCAGTGATAGAAATGCCTGAGTCATGGAAACGCTGCTATAAAAATCCATATCTTAAATCTCGTGGCTTTACGGTTGATGATTACGCTTACTTCCCAGTTGGTACTACTCGTGGATTAAACTTCAAGTTTGACAATTATGTGATATTCCCTATCTATGACAACAACGACATTGTAGGCTATGTTGCACGCCATACTTGGAGCAAGGATGAGATTGATGCCCATAACGTGAAAGCAAAACTGAACGGTAAGTATCAAATTCGTCGCTACAATAACAGTATTGAGAACGATTTCGTCAAGCTACTCTACAATTATGACGCGGTTATCGAAGATGAAACCGACACCGTAATCTTGGTAGAGGGTGTGTTCGATGTTATTGCTCTCACACGAAAGCTGGAGCTGTACGACAATCATCGAATTGTTCCGGTATGCACATTCGGAAAGAAGATTAGTGACACCCAGATTTATAAATTGCAATCTAAGGGTGTGCGAGATATAATAGTTGGCTACGATACTGATGCTTCAGATGCAATTAACGTAGCCGCTGACAAATTGAACGAGTACTTTGAGAACGTATTAATCGCAAAGCTCGTAGGAAAAGGCAAGGATTTCGATGAGGCTGATTTTTGGGATATATATGACGCCTTTGCCTATAATCTTTATACACCAATCGAATATAAATTGAGCAACGTCGATGGCAAAATCTAATCGCATTAATGAGTTATACGATTGGCTGGAGCATAACAAAATCCAGTATTCGCAAGTAGATGCTGATGTCATAGAGATACCGGAACTTGGTAAGGCGTATTTCCAAGACACCCAGCGGTCAACCTACAATTCAATATTCAGAAAGGATCAAGCAGGAGAGCTGATATTTAACAGCCTCGTGCGTCCTGAAGAATTGCTAAATGACGGCATCGAATACATCATATTCAAGTTTGGTGACAACTTCTATTATCACAACGTTAACAAGGAGTTTGCACTGAATATTCTCAAGTATGTTGGCGAGCGCACGCCACTCCAGCATAACGTTCCATTCGTTCATCTGGGCGTACATACTCCGTTTGAATTGCTGAACGGTAGCTTTATGCCTGAAGAATGGATACGTAAGGCTAAATATCTTGGTCACACCGCATTAGGCGTATGTGATTACAACACTATGGCGGCTTGCTTCATATTCCAGAAAGAATGTGACGCAGCCGGCATTAAGCCAGTGTTTGGCTATTCTCTGACAGTTGATTGCGGGGATTATAAGTTTGGCGCAAAAGTATATGTGCAAACTCAACGAGGCTTCCGCAATCTTCTCAGGATACAGAAGGCTATCATGGTTGACAACGTAGAAGAAAAGACTATCAGCATTGAGGAGTTGCTTAACCGTGCTGAAGGAAACGCTCTTGTACTTGACAAATACACGCCCACTTCGCTGAGAGATAATCTTGACCTGATGCCAACGCTAACTGAAGCGTTTGACTCTATCTTCTATCAAGTGGACCTCTCAGAATACAAAGCTGAGCGCATTGACATCAGAGTGCTTGAGGCTACCAAAACTTATTTCCACGAATGGTATAAGAACGCAAACATGCCACGTCCTATCTTGCTTAGCGATAGCTACTATCTTGATAAGGACGATGCTAAGAATAAGATTATTCTCAACAAGGTAGCTGATGGTGCAGCGCATGAGCAATCAGACGACCAGTATTTCAAAGATGCTGATGAGCATTTCGCTTTGTTTGAGGCTCTGTTTGGCGATACTTGGGATGAAGTTGCAATCTTTAATGAGTGCGCTCAAAACACATTTAAGATTGCTGACAATGCCGTTGGTCGCATGGATACCACCAGGAACTATATGCCGCGATATGACTTAACTCCTGAAGAAGTTGAAAAGTATGGCACAGCGCATAATATGTTCACACAGCTGTTGGAAGAAGGCTTACAAAAGCTTGCTCCTAAAGACCAGATGGATAAGTATCGTAAGCAGATGGAATACGAGAAGTATATCATTGAGTCAACTGACAACGTGGATTATCTTCTCGTCCAGTACGACACCTGTAACTGGGCCCGCAGCAACAACATTTTCGTAGGTTGCGGTCGTGGTTCAGCAGCCGGTTCTCTGCTACTTTACCTACTGGGCATAACGCTTATTGACCCTATCAAGTATGACCTCATCTTTGAGCGATTCTTGCTCCCTGAACGTGCCGGTTTACAACCAGCAGATACTACGGTTATTGGAAACGACATCGACTCTAAAAAGTTCTTCGCTTTGACGCTTGAAAACGGCAAAACTATCAATGTTGATTTTGATGCCGAGTTCATGGTAAAGCGTGGCGGCGAAACTGTCAGAGTGTACGCCGACGAGTTAGAAGAAGGAGATGACATCATCTTCGATAACAAAGATATTCTTTTTACAATCAACGAGTTATAATTATGATACTTACAGACGAAATGAGTCGTGCCTTCCAGATGATTGAAGAAACGACAGACAGCCTTTTCATAACCGGCAAGGCTGGCACCGGGAAAACCACATTCCTGAAGTACATAGTTGAACACACCCACAAAAACATTGTCGTAGCCGCTTCAACTGGGATTGCAGCTATCAATGCCGGCGGTGTGACTTTGCATAGACTTTTTAATATCCCATTTGAGCCGCAAGGTCCATACTCTACAATCAAAGGGCATTTGTATCCGGACAAATTCAAACTCTTCAAAATGCTCGACACCCTTATCATTGATGAGGTAAGTATGGTACGCCCTGACGTATTGGACTACGTTGACCGTAAGCTCCGTTTATATCGTATGAACCAGCTTCCCTTTGGTGGCGTGCAGATTGTCATGTTTGGAGACCTGTTCCAACTTCCTCCGGTTATGACTAAGAAAGAGGCTGAAGTGCTTCAGGAGTTCTATCGTGGAAACTATTTCTTCCACTCTTTCGCTCTTAGACAAGCTGGCTTCCAGATTATCGAATTGACACAGGTGTTCCGTCAACAAGACACTCGTTTTGTCAATATCCTTAATCGTATCAGAGAGTATCAGTTACTTCCTATGGATATAGATGACCTGAGCGAACTGAGAGACAGCCGTAAGAGCAAAGATTTTACTTCGCAACATATTCATATCTGCTCATTACGCAAGGATGCCGATGAAATCAACCAGCAAATGTTAGGAGAGGCTACGGATGTGTTCCACGCGGAGTTTAAGGATGACTTTAGCTCTAAGAACGCCCCGTGTGACGTCGAGCTGAGATTGCGTGAAGGGGCTCGTGTTATGACATTAACCAATAACGCAAGCCTTGGCTATTACAACGGTTCGATGGGCACAGTTACCAGTATCGCTTCAGATAAGATCGGTGTTCATCTTGATTCCGGACTTGATGTTATGATCGAGCCTTACACATGGGTCAACCGCGAGTTCAAAGTGCAGGGCAACGAAATCAAGACTATTCAAAAAGGAAGTTGCACTCAGTTTCCTCTCGCTTTAGGCTGGGCAATAACTATCCATAAAAGTCAGGGATTGACGTTTGACAATATCATCATTCACTGTCCCTATGCGTTTGCGCCGGGTATGCTCTACGTCGCCCTCAGTAGATGCACTTCTATGGACGGTATCATCACTGACTTTTTTATCAGTCGCAGAGCAATCAAAGTTGACAACGAGCTTCTGGCTTTCAACAAGGCTTGCCAAGCTAATAATAACAAGTTCAATCTGGACGTATATCGCGCCCTTTGTAGATATATGGGTTATGAAGATAACGAAGATCAAACGCTATAATGCTTCATCGCCAGCTAAAGTATTAGACTGCTTTGTTGAGCAAGGATATGTGAAAGCGGAACACGGTGCGCTTCCTGATGTGGATAATGATTTTCAATCAGATAAACGTCAGGAAGTTAAAGAATATATCGAAAGACGGTATAATCACGACAATAAGCAACGTGTATTCTCAGCTGGTACATTCACAACTCTGAAGGCAAAGGCAGTGATTAAAGATGTGGCTCGTACCATGCGTATTAGCCCATCATTAGTCAACTATCTCACAGCTATCTTTGAAGATGACAATGCTACTTACACTGATATTTTCAAGCTGGCTGCAACCAACCGCAAGGTGGCTAAATTCGTACATGATTACCCTCAGCTGTTTGAGAGTATCCGCACGCTAATGTTCCAGCCTCGTTCAAGTTCTGTTCACGCTTCAGCACTTCTCGTTACTCCTGACGAAATGGACGGCGAAGATGTTGAGTGCTTTGATTTCGTGCCTATTAAAAAAGTCGATGACATTCTTGTCAGCGAAAACAGTGGTTATGACTTGGATGAGCTTGGACTGCTGAAGAATGACTGCTTGGCTACCAAGGAATTATCTAAGCTTCACCAGACATTTGACTTGGTTAACGAACACTACGGCGCAAATCTCACAATGGAAGCAGTAGTGGAAAGCGACCTTTCAGATGAGCGCACCTATGAGCTGCTTCGACAAGGCTATACGCAAAACGTCTTCCAGCTTTCTTCAAGAGGCATGACAAAGTTCCTTATTGAAATGCAGCCGACTTGTATCCATGACCTGATTGCCGCCAACGCATTGTTCCGTCCGGCAACATTGGAAAATGGTTCTACTGAAGCGTATGTGGACCGCAAAAAAGGATTAGTAGCACCGACCTACATGTGGGGAACTTATAATGCTCTGAAGGATACGTTTGGACTAATTTCATTCCAGGAACAAGTAGCCCAGATTGCTCGTGAGGTTGGCAACTTCTCGTTAGGCGAAGGTGTGAAGCTCGTCAAATTCATTTCCAAAAAGAAGACTGAGAAAATCCAAGCTATGCGCGAGAAGTTCTTAAAAGGAGCTGAAGTAAACGGATGCCCGATTGACGACGCTATTGCAATCTGGCAGCAGATCGAGGCGTGTGGTTCGTATCTGTTCAACAAATCTCATGCAACCGCCTACGCCGTGACCTCATACATCGGCGCATATCTGAAAGCTCAATATCCAACCGCTTTCTATACGGTTGCGCTTGAGTGGGCAGACGATAAGGAACTTATTCCTATCATGTCAGAAATGGAAGCTTGTAGTGAGGCAAAAGTGGTTGCGCCTGATATTAACAAGAGCGCAATGAACTTCTATACTGATTACGCTACCAATCAAATCTTCTGGTCTCTTTCCAGAATTAAAATGGTTGGTACGAAAGCCGTTGACTGGATTATCAACGAGCGAGAAAAGAACGGCGAGTTCACCAGCATTATCAACTTTATTGAGCGCGTTTTCAAATACAAACTCAAGAAGTACCAATACTGGGATGACCCGGACAATGAGGATGAAGTTCAACGCTGCCCGGTTAATGCCCGTCACGTCCTTAATCTCATTCTTGCCGGCTGTTTCGACAAAGTTGAAAATGCGTTCTCAGTTGTAGAACGATTTGCTATCGTTGAGAAAGCCGCTGAAGCACTTGGCTTTGAAATCAAACAAAAGGATTTTCCTGACGACCTGAGAAACAAGCATTACTTCTGGTCTCAGCAACAAATCAAAGTTTCAGGACTTGGCGCCATCGACTACAAGCGTATTTATGACAACAGTGAGATAAAGGCTCAAATTAAGGGACGTGCGTCTTACACAACTCTGAAGGAAACCCTCAACGATGATAAGGACGGTCGCAAAGCCGCCATTGCTGCTACTATCGTTGAGATTGAAGAAAAGAAGTTCACCAGCAAAAAGACCGGTGAGCAAGAAACATTCGCAAAGGTCACTCTCCAGCAAAACAACGACATGGCAGAGCTGGTGATATGGCCCGAAGAATACCGTAACGTCCGTGCCATATTGACCGGAATGAAGAACAAATTGATAATCTGCATGGCTCAAATCAAGTACAGCGAGTACGTGGGCCATAATAATCTCATGCTGACACGTAACCAATTAGTTGAAATAATATGACAAAGACAATAGTTTTCCGACCCACAATCGTATGCGTTGTAGGCCCTTCAGGAGCAGGTAAAACAACAATGGCCCGCTTCATCGAAAAGACGCTTGGCGTTCAAATGCTCGTTTCATACACAACTCGCCCAAAGAGAGCAAACGAGATAGATGGTGTAGATCATGTTTTCGTAACCGAAGCGGACATGCCATCTCAGGACCAAATGCTCGCTTACACCGAGTTTGGTGGCTATCATTACTGGATGCCAATCAAAGACGAAATGTTCACAGGTCTTGGCGTACTTACTTATGTCATTGACGAGAAAGGTATGCAGACACTGAAAGAACGTTTCTCTGAAGATTTTGAAATCGTCAGTCTGCTCATCAAACGAGACGCTGACCTGCTCGTGCAACAAGTAGGTGAGGAGCGTGTAAGACGTGACCTTGACCGTATCAGCATACCTGAGAGCGAATATGATTATGTCATCACAAACAACGCTCGTATCGAGGATTTCCTCGCAGATTCATTTCTAACATTCCAAAAAATCATAAAGTAATGGCAGCACCTAAAGAAGAATCACCCGTATTGGTGGCATTTACACTTGACTTTGAAACCGGTAGTCTGGATTGCCAAACCGGAGCTTGCACCCAGATTGCCATTCACGCCACCCGTCTTGACACATTTGAAAAGATTGGCTCATACGTCAGCTATATCTTACCCTACAATCGCAAGGAAGTAGCCGGCGCAACTAAGAAACGTAAAGTGCTTAAATCGGTGTACGACAATGAGCCTGAATCAATGGACTACACCGCTGATGCGCTCAAATACTCAGCTATTACGATGGAAATGCTGGAGACACAAGGCAAACCGATTGAAGTCGTTGCTCAGGAAGTCTATCAGTTCATCGTTGACAACACTCCGAAAGTTCCGCGTAACTTCAAGCCGTTCCTTATCGGTCAGCACGTGTACTTCGATGAGGGCTTCTTCTGTCAAATGATGGAGTATGCAGGCATGATGGAAAAAGTCAAAAAAGTCCTCCGTGGCGATAAAGACTTCTACGGAAACTGGCACCCGCTCTGTCTCGACACGATTGCACTCGGTCAGCTTGCGCTTTGCCACAACCCTAACGTAGGCTCATACAAGCTGGAAATCATGTGCGAAAACCTTGGCATTGAACTGGATGACGCTCACGATGCCGATGCTGACGTATCCGCAACTACCAATGTGGTTGCAGTTCTCACCCAGCGCATGAGAAGCGTAGGCGGTGAATATGAAGGCGATGACCTCGCTATGTCTAAAGCAGAAAAGTCACGTAAACATTTCAAAATATAGAGCTATGGCAGAAGAAGAACAAATCCAAGAAGGAGTTTACTCCAAGGTTAATGAACCGACGGTCAAGTTCAAATTAATCTCTGACCGTATCATCCGTGAAGTTATCAATGCCGAAACCAAGCAAACGCTGGTTCACATCTCAGGTTATGACCTACAAATCAACTTCAACATGCAGTTCCTGAAGTCGGTTGAGGACGTAGAAGCCGCCTGTGAGGGCATAGCACAGCTTTTTAGGGATATGATTATGACCCAATTACTCAAAGGTAATAAACAATCCGAGTAAAAATCCACTATTCGTTAATGAAAAGGATGTGTACTTGATGCGTCCTTTTCATTAACTTAAATAGTGAATTACAATGGAAGCTAAAAATACTCAACTCACTGAACAAGAAATACTGTTCTGTGACCTCTACGCAAACGGCGAGGCTCCCTTTGGTGGCAACGCTGCAAGATGTTATCAGGAAGTATTCAACGACCATACAAACAGAGCTAAAAGCCATGCTACGACAATGTTATCCCGCCAAGAGATTCAGGACTACCTGAAATCTCTTGACGAGTTAACTTATGAAGAAGCCAAGTACATGAAGACTTTTCTTCGTGAGAACCTGATGGGCATTATCAAAGAGTGCTCAACTGCGGAATATCGTGACCGTCGAGGCACGCTTCTCTCCCCAGCAGCTCTCCGTAGTGTAGCCGTCAGCGGTATTAAAGCTCTGATGGACCTTTACCCGGTTAAAGAAGCATCGGTAAGCAAACTGAGCATTGACGGTGCCGGCGAAGGAGGCATTACTTTCAACGTGATTATGCCAGAGCAGTCTAAATCAGAAGCAACGGAGAAATAAGCCATGTTGGAAACCATCTTAGCAATAATCGGAAGTTTGGGTGGCATTACAGGCGTAGTGTCGTTGCTTTATGTAAAGCAAGAGCGCAAATCTAAGGAGCTTGATAACCAAACAAAAGACCTTGACAATGAAGCCAAGCAATCTGAGGAGTGGAAGAAGCTCTATGATGAAGAACGCGCTTGCTTACAGAAAGCCAGACAAGACTACGACAGTACCATCAAAGAAAAGGATACAAAAATTGATGAGCTGTTTGACGAAATATCAAATCAGCGCAATCAGAAGGTAGAACTACATAATCAAATTGCATCAATGACGGTCGAGCTAACCAAACTAAAGATGCTTAAATGCGAAGTAGCTAATTGCCCGAACCGTAAACCGCCCACAGGGTATTAATATGAAACCAGGGGACACTATTCTCATTCTGCCTTCCGTGTCTCTAACAAATTTGAGACTGGAAGCATTAGTTGGGTTGAACGCAACAATCGTTGAGATTAATGGCAACTTTGACGACATCAAAGGCTGCTGGGTAGAACTCCCAGGCACATATCTTGGAGAACGAGAATGGTACATTCCCTATAATTCCATAGGTATATGAAATTCAACTCATTCCTGGGCGGTTGCTTAACCACTATCGCTGTGGTTGGAGCAGCCGCTTTCTTTTACAACCAATGTCACCAGTCGTCAGTAGCAACTCAGGTCGAGAAAACTACTGGCGTAAAAGTTGACACCGTTATCAGATTCATTGACACACCCATACCGAAAGATAGTTTAGTCCTTCGGTATGAAACTGTCAAAGTGCCTGTTAACGACACTACGTACATATCTGCTGAACACGCTTTCCCTGATACGCTAACTGTTTCAATTCCAATCACCCAGAAAATCTATCAAGACTCTACGTATCAGGCTTGGGTAAGTGGATATAAATCTTCACTTGATAGCATCAAAATCTATCAACCGGTGACAACGATAACCAACACAGTCACAAACACTGCCGTCCAGTATAAGGCGAAACGCTGGGGTGTTGGTGTGCAGGTTGGGCTTGGAGTAACGCCTTCTAAGATTGAACCGTACATTGGCGTCGGCGTTACATACAATATTTTTTCGTGGTAAACTAACCCACGTAAATAAATTACTTTCTATTCTTTAACGAAAACAACATTCAAATATATGAAGATACTCATCGACAACGGACACGGAGCTGAAACAAAAGGAAAATCATCTCCCGATGGCAAGCTTAGAGAATATGCGTGGGCACGTGAAATTGCCAAGCGCGTAGAGGCTAAGTTGGTCGCATTGGGCTATGATGCTCAGCGTATCGTCACTGAGGAAAACGACATCTCCATAAATACCCGTATTAATCGCGTCAATGCTATCTGTAAGACCACTGGCGCTAAGAATGTGCTTCTCCTTTCCATTCATAACAATGCAGCCGGTAGTGGTCAATGGATGACCGCTCGTGGTTTCAGTGCTTTTGTATCTAAGAACTCTTCCAGCAACTCTAAGAAATTTGCCGCGCTTCTCACTGATGAGGCTATTGCTCGTGACCTTATGGGCAATCGCTCAATCCCATCCGGCAAATATTGGACTTGGAGCTGGACTACTTCAGACATCGGTATCTTGAAGGGTACTAACTGTCCTGCGGTACTTACTGAGAACCTGTTTATGGATAACCAAGAAGATTGCGCTTATCTGCTTTCTGAAGCCGGCAAGGAAACTCTCGCCGACCTCCACGTACAGGCAATCGTGAAATACGTCAAATCACTTTAATTAATAACAATATGGAACTCAACGTTATTGACCGCATTTACATTCCCACTATTCTCCCAACAGAGAATACATTCATGGACTTCAACATGAAGCGGGAAATCATCAAGAAAGTTGCGCTTACCGCCGAGGACGCAAAAACTTATAACATCCAGGAAGACGTGGAAAACAAGCGTACAACCTGGGACATCAACAAGGACCGCGAAAATCCGCTCGTTGTTGACTTCTCAAAGCAGGAGTTGGAATACCTCAAAGCAGCTTGTGAAAAACTTGCTGACAAGCCCGCTCCAGACAATCTTTGGGCTACCGTAGAAAAAATTTACGCTGCTGTGCAAGCCTCTGCATAAAGGCATACCTTGATCCTTTTATTTCCATAAGCCGAAACCGTGTTCAATTCAATTTGGGCACGGTTTCATTCATTTTCATAGTTCCATGCCAGCCCCTGATTATAGACGTCATGGTAGCCATCTTCATAGCCTTCCATATAAGCCGCTGCAAATCCTGGGTATGTTGGCTCATCATTATAGTAGTAGCCAAATTCCAGATGATGAGTAGCGTCAGTATAGCCTTCTTGTTCGCCGTTAATATAGCCCTCGTCATACGCTTCTTGCTCTGAGGTGAAACGATTATCATCTGAAGATTTTGCTGGCGTTGCAGGGGCTTCTACGGGCTTCTGGACGGTATCTACAACTACGACGCTATCTGCCGGCTCGCTGATGGAGTCGGAAACCTGCGTCTGTTCTGTCTTTACGCTCCCAGTACAAGCGGTTAGCACGAGAGACAATGTGGTGAGATAGAGAGTTTTCATATCGCAAATATAATAATTTTTTCTGGATTTTCACCCATTTGAAGATTGTCATCTCTATTCTTCAATGTAATAAACCAAACTCTATATGAATAAGAAGAAACGAGAATTTGACAACACTACCCCTACAAGAGCGGTAGGTTTCCTGGTTTGGTTCAGAAACCAATACCAGCTATGGACCAACGACACCTTTTACAAGATGGCTGAGAAGTATGGTCAGGGCAATTACGGTACATGCCGCAACATGATTTTGGAATTGGCAAAAGCCGGTTACATCAAAATCTGGACGGATGGTGGTCGCCGCCGTCGCTACTATCTCGACCTCAAAAAGTACAATGAATTAGTTCACCCTCATGTTTTCCAACGTTATGATCCCAGGACTAAAACCACCTACGAATCTTAAAATTGACTTCGCGCCTTCGCCTCGTCAATACTCCGTCTGGAAGAACCTGCAACCGGAGTGCCCGGTTTGCGGCGGTACGGTACGTCAAGTACAAAACGGAGTCGATAGAAATGGCAATCCAACATACATATCTGTATGCCAAGATTGCGGCAATGACAACATTCCCCAAATAATTTTATGTGGAGGAGCTGCCGGCGGCGGGAAAATGACCTCACTTAACAGCCTGATTTGCACGCCGTTTGGCTTTAGACCGCTGAGAGATTTAAAAGTTGGTGACATTATCACCAACCCAACTACAGGCGGTCAACAACGAGTTCTTTGGATACACCCAAAAGGTAAACATCCATTTTACCGTGTACATTTTGTTGACCAAACATACACTGAATGTTCAGAAGGTCATTTATGGAGAGCGCATCAGAGTCGCAAAAAGTCAAAATTAGCCAAGCGCTATCCAGAACATTACGCTGAATATGGAGACGATAAAATTTGGTCCACAAAGCAAATGTATGAATGGTACCAGCGAAAAAAGAATGGTGTGAATGAAAGCAACAATCTAATCATTCCGCTCACTAAACCTGTGCAGTTTACTCTTGGCAATAACGATCCTCTATTGATTGAGCCGTATATATTAGGCGCAATTATTGGTGATGGATGTATCGCAAATAGCTGCATATCCCAAGGTGTTGTTGAAATGATTACAATGGACGAAGAAATCAAAGCCCGTTTTATCAATGCTGGATACGATATGTCTAATTATTACATGAAGCCGAATAACAAGGCTGCGCATTATCGTATTCGCGACGCTAAACTCATTGATTCACTACGTCAGCTTGGCATCGCTGGAAATACCTCCATAAATCACATGATTCCTAAAAGGTATTTATACGCTTCTATCGAAGACCGATTAGAACTTATGAAAGGGCTTATGGATACTGATGGATATGTTGATAACAGAGGGCACATGAGCTATACATCAATCAGCAAGCAATTAGCTGAAGATGTGGCGTTTGTTGTACGCTCTTTAGGCGGTGTCGCAACCATTACAACCAATCCTGCTGGTTATAAAAATGAGAATGGCGAATATATCAAATGTAATGATACATGGGACGTACAAATTCGCATTGAAGAACTGGCGCCAGAATTTGTCGGCTTAACGCGCAAAAAAGAGCGTACCAGATTAACTTTCAATGGTGGCGCTTCCAAACTTGGCAAACGCATTACAGACGTTGAATATATTGGCGAGCAAGAGAGTTTCTGCATCACCGTTGACGACCCGTCAGGACTTTACATCACCGACAATTTCACCGTCACGCACAACTCGTACCTTGGTTCGTGCTGGCTCATCAGTAGCTGCTTGCGTTGGTCCGATATGCGTATGGTTGTCGCTCGTAAAACTCTCAAGAGCTTGCGTGAATCAACTTGGAATACTATCCAGAGTGTAGCGAAATCCTGGGGGCTTGAGGAACAGGTTCACTACAAAATCAATAACCTCTCAGGGGAAATGATATTCTGGAACGGTTCTAAAATCATTATGAAGGAAATGGCGTACTCACCATCAGACCCGGACTATTTACGCTTCGGTTCATCGGAGTTCTCAGGAGGCTTCATTGATGAGGTCGGCGAAGTTGACCAGCGAGGCGTTGACGTTTTGTTCTCCCGTCTCCGTTGGCGAGTTGCCGACACGACCAAAGTGCCCAAGCTCCTGATGTCAACCAACCCGTGTATGGGATGGGTACGCGATAGGTTTGTGCTGGATGAGAACGCAGAGCCGGTGGTTTGCCGCCCCAACGAAATATACATCCCCTTCAGCGTTTACGACAACCCAGACAAGAACTTTGTCAACGCTTACGTTTCCTCGCTGTATAAGATTTCCGACCCCAGCGTAAGAGAACGTCTGCTCTTTGGTAACTGGCTGTATGTCGATGTCAACGATGCTGCCTGCTATTGGAAGTTTGACGGAGCAAAGCACTTGGTTGACGGATTGAAAGAGTCTAAATACGACCCTCTGAAGCCGTTAATCCTTAGCTTTGACTTCAACGTTGCGCCTTACATGAGTTGTTTGGTAGCTCAGATTGATTACGATAACAAGGTGGTTTACATTCTGGAAGAAATTCTCGGAAGACCTGAACAAAAGGAAAACAATACTCCCAAGTTCGCCGAAAAAATCCGAAACCATCTGCTTAATGCCGGTCATGCGGGAGGCGTGGTGGTTACAGGCGACCCAGCAGGATTGTCACGCACAACGACAACTGAAGATGGCGTGAACAACTACACCATTCTGCTTTCAATACTTGACAGCCCTCTGCTTAGACCGAAGAAGAAGCTGCTCAATAAACAACCATCCCAGATTACCCGCTTGGAATTTGTCAACAATATCTTCGATGGGTATCAGGGTTGGAGCATACAAATTGACCTCAAATGTCGCAAGTTGATTGAAGACCTCATCAACCAGCGCAAAGAAATGGACGGTTCCAAGAGCAAGGCGAAAATCATGGACGCCAAGCTTGGAATAAAATATGAACGATACGGACACTTCTCTGACACCTTAGACTACCTTCTTGTACTATTCTTAAATGAACCGTGGAAGAAGTTTAATTCCAGCGGAAGTTCCGGAATAACGACATTCAATGGGACTCCGATATACGGGTCATTTGAATATTAAACGTGATTGATATGTCTCAAAGATTTCTCAATAACAACGACTATATGAGTCAGATTTCGGATGAGCTGTTTAACCAGCTTATCCGAGGTCAGCAAATACGTGTTGAGCAAGCTGAGGAAGCCGCAGAAGCATCAATCGTTGAGTACCTGACGGATAACTATGAGGTGGAAAAGGCACTTCAGGTTGGCAAAAATCTTCGCGAGTATAATTCACGCATCACCTATCCGGTAGGCGTTCATTTCTACTACGAAGGGAAAATTGTAGAGGCGCTTCGGTCTATCAACGGCATTAAGGCACCGGCTTCCAAAGAGTACTGGCGAGAATATGAAGATTTTGACGGCGCACAAGGCAAGTCAGTTTCCCCATACTCTCAGCTGATGAATTATCGACCAGGAGATCTCGTTTTCTTCAGCGGTACGATTTACGAGTGCATGGAATATAACGGGCTGGATTACGCCGACATTCGCATCCCAGGCATTATCGCATGGGAAACGGTTGAAGTATCCGCTTGGGAACCTAATCTGGAGTATGAGCTTTGGAGCGTAGTAGAGTGGGAAGGTCAGTTCTTCGCTTTGATTAGCTTGGATGACATTGACCTTACCGTTAACCCGATGGATTCCGATAATTGGGGTCTTATCGGTAAGTACGACCCAGAATACGAATACGAGTTCAAAGATACAGAATACGTGGAGTTCGACGGTAAAGTTTGGATTCCTACAATGACACCCACCGCCGATAAACTCGTCGAGGGGTATAACTTCAGATACAATGACCCCAGAAATACCAACCTCAAAAAACACATGGTCAAAATCGCGCTATACGAACTGCATAAACTCATCTCGCCGAACAACGTTAGCTCGGCTCGCATCACAGACTATGAGGCGACTATGCAGTGGCTACATGACGCGAACCGTTGCAAAATCAATCCGCAAATCCCAAGAAAGATGGATGAGGAGAAGAAACCGGTCAGCGAAATAGCGATAGCCACCTTCCAGAGCGATTACGACCCAAGAAAAAATCCGTGGCAGATATAGTGCGACCGCCCGGAGCTAACCCGACAAGGTGCGAATCCCGACTATTATGGCCGGGATTCGTTTTGTCTATAGGCGTTTACTCAGCAGCCATCATAAAGGCTTCAGTAAGCTTATCGCGGTTTTGCTGACACTCTCCATTATAATAATGTTGCTGTATCATTTCTATGCTTGTGCCGGCGGCATTAGCAACGTATGATACTGAGAGCCCGTGGTCGATAGCAACGGTTATGGCAGTGTGGCGAAACACGTAGGCATAAAGGTCGAAACGCAACCCAAGTTCTTTGCCGACAACCTTCAGCCATTTATTCAGGAACTCACGGAATTTCTTGAAGGTATAATCCTTGGTCGTGTACTTCTTTTCCTTCTCATCGTCCATGATAGGAAAGATGTAACCGTCCTTAGATTGGCCTTTATACTTATCTATAATCGCACGCATAGCAGGAGTCACCGGAACTTCGACGGGACGGTGCGTTTTCTTGCGTCTAACGGCGATTGTTCCTTTTCTGGTAATATCCCTCCACTTTGCTTTTATCACGTCACAGGGGGCAAAAAACGAGTGAAACATGAACACGCAGAAGTCGTAATAGATTTCCACCATTTTGCGGTCCTTATACTTCGGTGTCAAATCCTGAACGCTGAGGTTGAGGAACATTCTCAGCTCGTCGGCAGAAAGCACATCAGGCTCTCGCATTTCCACTGCATATCTGTCAGGATTGTAATCTACGAACTTGAAATCGCCAATCTGAGTTAGCTGGAAGGAGACATCTCGATCCTTGCTCGCTTTTCCCAGCAGGGCACGAAAACGCTTTGAGTGATGCACGTATGCCTTGCCTTTGGCGAAGATATTGGCAATCTGCACCATCTTGTTGTAATCAAGAGTTGAGAACGGCATTACTTCAAAGCCAGGAATTTCTTTGCGACATTTCTGAAGAAGCTTGTAATACCCCTCAAAATTGCAACCGGCTTTCGCCTTTTCTCTGAGTGTGATTACCTCCAGATACTTGGCTACGGAATTAGAATACTGCTCAACGGTCCAGTCAGCAAGCTCAACAGGCTCGCTTCCGGTGTGGCGGCTTTCATTCTTGTAGTAGTCGGAGATTTGCCTTGCGGTCAGTTCCGGGTGTTCGGTCACGAGTTTCCAGTACACCTGCTTGAACTCGGAAAGGGCTTGGTTGTTTTCTACGTGGCAAGGGGAGTAACCTGAGAACTGTTCCTTGTCAGCTTTCCAGTGTTTGAGGTCAGGAGAACCTTTAAGAAGATACTCCACGTTTTTGTAAAACCGGTCTTTGTTTTCGGAAATTCTCAGGACAAGTGAGCCGGACCGGATAATGATTTTTAATTTCACCATGACTATTCATGCTTTTATGAAAATGATTATGATGAACCAATGAGTCGAGGTGAATCCGGCGTCACAAATTTTGCACACTCGAAGTCAAGATTTCGGCGATTGCACACCGTTTTTGCCTCAAAAATGCACACTCGGAAATTTCGACTTAACAGTTTCCGTGTCCTTTTGGACTCAATTAGATGTCTTGATTTTCAAAGAGTTACCAATGAAATTCGTCTTAACGAAAAACGGCCAAACTTTTCTGTTTGACCGTCGATTGTGGTGCCACCAGGACACGTATTTTTAGACGACGCAAACATCTAATTTCCAAACTATTAGCCTTTGATTTCCTCGCTCAAATGCACAAATTTTGCACACTCGGCTTCAGCAGGACTCTCAGTTGCTGCTGCAAAGATATAACATAAATCTCGTTTTTCCAAATCCGTATAACAAGGTTCATGTCAGCGAAATAATCAAAAATCTCCCGCATTTTCATCTTAACATAAATTATTTTCAATATTGTTGCACATCACACCCCTCAAAAATAGAAAACCCTCTCGTTTCACAACGAAAGGGAAAACCACGTGTAATTAACAACAAACAAGAAAAGAAACAACCTAAAAATCACCCAATACCTTAAAAACTGCCTTGATGTTTCCGGACTGACAATAACGAACAGCGTCATCGTAGTCCAAGTCAACAAACGCAATCATGCCATCAGGTTTTACGCAAAGAAAACGATAGCCAAAGAGATTAGATTCGAGGAGCTTTCCAACTACGATTTCCGTATGAGAAGCGGAGTACGTACCGCCCAGTTTCAAATCAGTCAGCCCTTCAATGCTGGTGGAATAAGTTCCATGCTCCAGTCGAGCCGCTTCTTTGCGTTTATATCTGCAAGAAGCAAGATTGCCATATTTGTCAACCGTATATATTCGACGACCTGATTTGATTACCAAGCCGTCGCCTTTACCTTCTCCAGTCCACTCCAATATTTCAGGAGCGTCTGTTAATCGTTTGTCTTGTTCCATGTTAGAAGATGATTAGATGGATACCATAGCCCACTGCGCCACCCAAAACGGTAGCAGCCAGATCGAGCCAGTCAAATCCGTTTCCAACGACCCACCCAAAGATGCCGCCCTTCTTACCGTTCCACAACCAGTCTTTAACCTCTGCGGTACAAGCAGCGGAGATAACGGCGATGTAGCCAAGCGTTAAACCAAGAAGAAAACCGACCACGATATGCTGAGGACGATTGCTTTCAGTAAGCCATTTTAAGTACTTCTTCATAATCTTTTTATTTATGAATAGCTTGTGGGCGCACGCGATGGGGCATAAAAAGAGGGATATAGCGCTTTCGAGCCATACCCCTCTCCAATCTCAAAAATTTAGCACACGGTTATTTATTGCCAAAGTCAGCCGGGGTCTCTCCCCAGCGTTTGTTATCCCAATGAATTACTTGGATTGTATCTACGTCCGCTGAGAGAGCCCGTAAGAACATCTCAGCGCGTTGAAGGTCACGACATGGTTTCACAGAAGACGTTTTCTTGCTATTGAACCATGTGATTGCAGTAGTGGAGT